CGACGGGAATATGAATCCACGCTCTCACCTTCCTGTTTCATAGCGCCGTCAAGCGTCATAAGGTGCAACGTATAGAGCGCAACTGCTTTGGGGTATGAGTCTTTAAAGCGCTTCACGCAAACAAACTCTTTAGCCAGTTCAACCCATGCCGTTAATAAGTCTGGATCGATTTGCTTCATTGGTGGCGCTATCTTTTGGATCTGCTCCGCAATTTCAATATCGGTGTATAATTCATCGACCATTTTCACTTCCTCCAGATATGACAAAGGGCGCTAATAGCGCCCCAGGGTTTAAAACTCGCCGCCGTCCTCTAATTCTTTTCGGCTCTTGCCCTCTTTGGGGTCTTTCTTGCGCTGCTTCTCTACGCGATCTTTGATTTCATTGGTTGCAGTGGAATCGTCTTTGATTACCAGGTCGCCGCGATGAATCAGAGATTCAATGCCTTTATTGGCAAGTTCTTTTTCTGCAATTTCCATTTCGTCACCTGGCAGATAGCGATCACCTTTGAAGTGAATAGAGCAAACGCCAACATTGGAAAGCACAACAATTTTTTCTTTAGCCATTTTTTAATCTCCATAAGTAAAAGGGGAACCCCGAAGGATTCCCCAATATTATTACACGCCAGTGATTAACACAATAGTTAATGGGCGATAAATTGTCAGGCCAGTGCATTTAGAGGTGCAAGGCACTTTGAAATGCAGGTCTTTAGGCTGCGCCGGAAGCATGTTAAACGCTTCTGGAATTTCAATAGACATATTCATCGGGTCTTTTTCATAGACCAGTACGCCCTTGTTGCCGTTACCGTCGTAATCTTCCAGTTCCGCGATTGCTTCAATGGTAATGCCGCCGTTCTGCTTCATGAAATAATCAAGATAGCTTTCGGTGGTTTCCGGCATACGAACCATAAGAACTTTACGGACGGATGGAGGGATCAGAATGTGAGTTGCTCGGTGCTGCCCGTCAGTTTGGGTTTCCAGCACTTCCAGCGCATCAGTCAGATCGTTATAAGCCTGTTCCGCGCGTTTGGTTTTGGTTCCTGCGTCATACCATTTTTCCGCCGCAACAACTTTAGTGATGTTCGGATGTTCGAACACGCTAATGATTTTATGAGGCTTGGAGCCTTTAAACACCAGGTGATTGACGAGGTGATCGTGTGCGCTCTGTGCCGCATTCGCTTTACGGTTGCTCAGGCTCTTACCAGTGCGTTGACCTGCTTTGATCTCGTCAATGGAAATCAGGAACGCGTTACCCAGGCGGAACACTTTACCAAACTCAGTAGACATAAGCGCGTCAACAGTTGGCAGGTCGTCGGTATAATCAGCGATGATTTTCGCGTAACCAACTTTATCAAAAGTCTGATACTCAAACGTTTTGTCGGTGTCGCTCAGTTCATTGGTAACAGGGAACACGCGAAGCGCGGAGCCTACTGGATACTCTTTATTGTAAGCGGTAGAGCGGATCTTGTGTAGCTCTTGCGCCGTCCAAATACCCATATCGGACGCATCTGATTTTACGCCTCGCGCTTGAAGATGCGCGGAAACAACGGAAGCGTCGAATTCATCATATTTCTTAGTTTTGCCAGTCATTGCTAATTCTCCTTAAAAGGGCTGTTTTAATTGACAGCCCAATGATAGCATTTTTTGTTAAACGTGCAACAGATTTTTATGGTAGAGCCGGATTTACAAAATCAAGAATGTATGTATCTGAAACGCCAGAACCATCGTTAGCGTCCCAATTTATAAACACGGTTCCCTCTGCTGTTCCTGTTGGGGTTACAAGTCCATTCTGATCTACATCAGCAATATTGTGAACCTCGGATGTTCTTGCTTCATCTTCCCAGCATGACCATGTGCCAGTTCTATCCGTTGCATTATCCGGCTTAACGGTTACACGTAATTGAATTGGTTTATTGTTAGGTTGCGGGGAATTCTCTGTAATATCAGACTCAATCAACGCCGCTTTAACTGGTACTGGTGGCGGTCCGATTGGTCGCAACTTAACAACGGAAAGATTTACGCCAACAAGGTTAAATTGCTTGTCGTATTTCATAAAGTCGCCTGTAAAAGTCCAGCCGTCAACGATTTGACCATTGCCAGCATTAACAAAACCATCATCAGCAACATAAACAGCTTGACCGTAGTTAGGCGCTGAATCAATTTGCTCTGTCAAAGCCCAAACTCGACCGCGACGAACAACGTTAATTGGATCTCCTGAACGGTAAACCATGTAGCCGCTCGACTCGTCAGAATATAAACAAGAGTGAGTGCGCAACGCGATCCCACAAGGCCGGATTTGCTGGCTGTACTTCGATGTGATCATGCGGTAGCCGTTAACGATTTCATCAACCATCACAACTTTACCAATCAGAATGGTTTCATCTTTGCAAACGCCAGTACCATCAATAATATAGCGACTTGAATCCAACATGCACCCTGGCTCAGTTGCACCCCACAAAACGCCATAATCAGACATAATTTTATCTCCTATGAAAATAAAAAAGGCACTCTAAAAAGAGTGCCTATTATATCGCGAGATTATGCGCCGAACAACTTCACCTCAATGAGATTGAGATCCTGGAATTTGGTAAAGTCACCAGTTGCGATCCAATCCGTTTCGATATCTCCGCCAGCGGTATCAGCAAAACCAGTTGCGGATTCAATTTTAACAGGGGTATCGTACTGCGGCGCTACTGCGTCTTTTGAAATCATCCAAACGCGCCCCTCGGTAATTACGTTGATGCCGCCGCCGTCCTCGTAAACCATTCGGCCATTTTCGCCAGTAGTCTGGAAGTGTGAGCGAATCGCAACCCCGTAAGCGTGATCGCCAGCGCTGGTGATCGGCTTGATGATTTTGTTACCCATTGCATCAACGCCGCCATGCTTAACAGCAACGCCAACAAAAATAGACTTGCCGCCCTCGGTATTCAGAACACAAGCGCCGTCGATGTTATATGCGGAAGTGTCAGCAACTTGACCAGGTAAAGCGCGTGCCATGTTCTTTTGATAATATGCCGGAATAGCCATCTTTATTTCTCCTTACTTGTTAAGTTTAGCCAGGCGCGCATTCGGATCTAAAACCGTTTCGCCGTCCTGTTTTTCTTGTGCCGCATCGCCTTTGGTTGCGATACGTTGAGCCGCCATTTTATCAGAATCTTTAGCCAGATCAAAGGCAACATCAATGTAAGCGTCTGCTTTCATGGAAATGTCAGCGCCTGTAACCTCTTTGACGTAAGCAACTTTGATTGCTTTTGCGTCCAGGCCATCAGTTTTCACGCCTACTTCCTCGGCAACTTTTACAAGCTCTGCATGTGCTTCCGCGTCTGCTTTAGCCTGTGCAACGGCTTTTTCGATCTCAGCCGGAATGCCGTCAACTTTGGTTTTCAGTGCATCGCGCTCTGCTTCCAGGCCATCGGCTTTTACTTTTGCCGCTTCTGCGTCTGCTTTCACGTTTTCAATGAAGGTTGCAACTTCTTTTGGCACATCGAATTCAACAGCGCCGTCCAGTTTAATTTTTACAGTCATTACATGATCCTCTTTGTTTGAAATTTCGGTGTTATCATACGGGAATTCTTGCTCGCTATCAAGATTCAATTTTGCGATACCCGCGCGACCTTTAAACACCATAGCGATATGGTTTACGCTGATATTGGTTTGCACCGCATCAAATCTAACCCAATCCGCGCTGTCTGCTTTCCATCCTTCCGGCATATCTTCATCAAAGAAATATTCACCAGTTGCGTTGTTGCCCCAGCCTGGTTTGTCAATATCAACGGAAGTGTAACCGACTGACAATTCGGCGGTTTGCTTTTTCTTCGCGCTCTGAATGGCTCGCTTGTCGTAAATGCTTAACGGAACCTCTACGCCAACCCCATTTGGCACGCCAGCACCAGCGCACGCGCCCACAACAACATCCTTTGCATTCTCCGGCGTTACTGTGACGTGTCCGATTGTGATCGGCTTGCCGGAAAACGTTTCCAGTGAATCAGCCTTGAAAACCTCGGACGCGGGGCGGAATTCTCGCCGCTCTCCGAAAGGTGTTTTGTAAATCTGCAACCCGATACGGGCAACAATCGGACGGTCTACCAGAAAACCATGTTCATCAATCTTTGCTTTTACCTGTACGCTATCAAAGCGTTGCACTTTTTTCATCTTGATTTCTCCTTTACCATTTAGGGATCGCCCAACAGCGGCAACCGTACTCCTCACCTGGGAACGGGTGAATGTCGTTTAAATCGATCTCTTTTCCTTCCCATCGTAAGTGTTTTAGTCGCTCGCGCTCGTCAAGCATACCATGCCAGAAATAAGAATTCACCCCTGCATCATAAAGGCGTTGCCGCATCAGGCGACTATTCCACGATCCAATAATTCCGGTTGCGCGGTTGCCAGCCCAGGAAGAATAAACAGCAAAACGTTTCTCCGCTATATCATCAACCTGATCGGCATTCTTTCCGGTGAAATTTGCTTGCCGAATGTTTGCCGCCCAATCCTGAATGATGTTTGTGAATAGCTTGTCGAATGAATCTGCACTCATTGTGTGCCATTCGCCGTATAACTTTTGATACCAGCTTTCTCCCTGATTGGCTCCGATTGCGATCAACAATATTACGGATGGATTAGCCGAGCCGCCTGTTGATTTTGCTACGTTAACAAACTGCTTTGAGTTGAATTTATAAACAGACTCCGCCAGCGACGGAAGCAAACCAATCAGCGACAACGCCAGATTTTTTGCAAGCTCTCTGATTTCATCCTCAGCCGTGGTGATTTCCTGATCCGTTGCGTCAAACTTCATAGCTCGCGTCTTGCTACGCATAAACACAACCAGATCGCGCACCGCTCGTTTAATTGAGCGGGATAAATCCCGCTCGCTTGCTTCTGGAAATCGCCATTGCTTAACAATGCCGTTTACCTTCATTGATTATTCTCCGTTCCTGGCTCCGGCTCCGTTTCCGGTTTCGGTAGCTTGATGTTATCAGTGTCTTTGATTTTGATAATCGAACCCATAGATCGCAATGTGTCGCGCGCTTCCTCGGTGTCGATTAGCTGATCCTGCACCAGCTTAGTGACTGAATCAACGTTTTTGTTTAAAACTTCCGCCTGATCTTTATCGCTCGGAACCGAAAGCGGCTCAAACACAATAGACCATTCTGATTCATTCACCAGGAAAGGGAGGATGAATTCTAAAACTGGCTTGTATTCCTCGCCACGCTTGCGATCAATCAGCTTGTGATAAGTCTCAAGTGCGGTGTTTTGGCTTGCGCTTACGCCGCCAGTGTTCTTGTTTTTAAGCACGATCTCATGAATGCCAGTTAGGGCAACAATGCGATCAAACTTGCTTTGCAGGAATTCAGGCACGCCGGAAACGTCAGAATTCAACACCGCGTATTCTTCATCTTCCGCATCAATACCAATTGCCTTACCCACTCCGCTTTCGTCGTCAACCTGTGCCAAACGCAAACGCGCCGCCGCAACCCCTTCGTCGTCGTCGCATAAATCCGCAAGGCCTCGCGCTTTCCATACTGCTTGTTGCTTGCGCCGCAAAAGCTGGCTTGCTAACTCCTCGCAGTAGTTATAATCGCGAATCGCTTCAATCAGCCGCTTGTTGAGGATTGAGCCGCCCCAGCCATCATTATTCTTGCGCTGCTCGTTTGGGAGTCGCTCGCCGTCAATGATGCAAATGCGCGTGTAATGAACATCATATTCTGGAATGTCATTCCCAGGCGTAATTGTGTACAAAACAGGCTCGCCATAACGAACGCTCCGCGCGTTTGTTTCTCGCTTGCTAACTCTGATTTGGTATCGATCATAAACGCGAATATCTTCTAACACCGCACCTTCTCTTACTGGCGATTTCAACATGCGCCCATCTTGCACGATTGCAACAATCCCAGAACCGCCAAACAAGCGCGACCAGCAAAGCGCATCAATGATTTTTGCGTTGAGTCGCTTTTCATCCCATAGCGATCTGAATGCTGCCTCGTCTGCGATACCCTCAACCTTAAACCCTGGCGTAACCATATCCTCTGGAATTACGTCGATGATTTTTTTTGCTAACCCGTCTTGCTCATAGAATGATGCAAGTGATGTTTTAGCAAGACCTTGCATATAGAACGGCTGTTCAACTCGCTTTTCACCTTTGAAAATTTCGTTGTAGCCATCGGCCTTAACGATCTTATTTTTATCAGTCATGTCCTGATCTCCATAATAAAAAAGGGCTGGAAAGTCCAGCCCTGATTATATCAGCTTTTTAGCAATTAGTGCTATTTCTTCAAACCTGCCAGCTTTTTCATGCGTGCAACTGGATCGTCTGCAAGGTTCATTTCGACGTTAACCGCATCAACGATGTTATCAACTATGTCGTCGTGAGGGTGTGAATCGTCGAATGTGAACGCCGCCACCTCTGCAAGCAATTCCGCTAACATCGGGTGATTCTCCGGTAACGCAACGCGCCCCGCTCGCATTACTGGCGCTGCATCCATAGCGCGCGTTACTTTGTCCGTGTTACGCTGAACGGGATTTATATCAATAGGCAATTTCTTTTTAGCGCCCTGAATCAAACCCGTACCGCTAGCCTTATCCTCAACGTGGATTCTGCGCAATGTTCCACATTCTTTGTTGCGTTTCCAGCACTGATTAACGAAAGCAACAAAGTTTGTGTCAAGATCCGGCGCTTCCCATTTGCCGCGCACGCCGTCGATAAAGTAAACACGGTTTTTGTACATTCCCCAATAACAAAACACGGTGTAGTCGTTTAACTCTCCTACTTTCTGCGCCGTATCCGCTGTGATGAATGTATATTCAAAGCGATCTGGTTTTGGTAGTGTGCATTTCTCGCCGCCGCCGTAATACTGGAACCATTCCACCTTGAACACGTTACCACCCAGCGCGATTGGCTGTTGTTGGTACTGTGAAAGGAATGTGTATGGATCAGCAAGCCATAACTCACGCAGTGATTTTGCGCTTTCCTTTGCAGGCCAAAAAGAAAAATACTCTACGCCATCAACAACAACAGGCTCGCTTGTCAGAACATCGCGATCAAATTCAGGCTTTAACCAGTCAGGAAGCGTTTCGCGGTATTCGCGAGTAACCAGCGCCGGAATGCTTACAACCTCAAACTCAATACCACCCATCCCGCCATTTAACAGGAACCAGGTAGAATCATTGACGTGCAACCGCTGCTGAACAACAACACAAGGAGTGGTGTCTTTCATGCGACGTGATCGGACGGTGTTTTTTAGGCGCGTGTGAATCGACGCTCGTCGCACTGCGGAAAACATATCATCAGGCTTGTCGGGGTCGTCAAGCGTCAACATTCCCGTAAAACCATCATCCATGTAACCGCCACGCAAACCTGTTACCTGTCCACCAATGGCGCGGGAGTTTAGTTGCAACCAAACTTTGCCATCACGATTTAACGCCGTGATATCCTTTGCGCTTGCCTTTGACAGCTTGCAAGGCCAAAGCTCTTGGAATTCTGGCGATCCGATAATCTCTTTCACGCGCATTGAGTTTTGTTGCACCAGCCCATCACTAAATGAAAGGTTTAGGTTGCGCACTTTCTTTCGGCGCTGCATACAATGCACTGGCATGTGAATAGAAAAAATTTCCGTCTTGCCGGAACCAGGCGTGATATTAAAGATCACGTTTTGCGCTTCACCTGCAATGATTTGCTCAACCTTCCAGCACAAATAGCTAAAATGCCAGTTACCCAAAAACTTTTGCCCCTGGAGGAGTTGAAACCAAATGCGGATCATTTTTTCAAATGAGATCTCGCTCATTTCTTTAATGGCGCGTTTCTGCGCCGCTGTCAAATCTTCCCAAATCAACATGATTAGATTTCCTCTAAGATATCGCGCACCGCCTCTTTTACTTCATCAGCCGTTACAGTTTCAACGCTGGCGTTTGCTTCAACGTTAATGCTTGCTGGCTTATCAACGCCGATATCTTTTGCGATGAATGCAGCGTTAACAAGGTTGTTTGCGGCAAGCTGGAATTTCTGCTCGTTGATTACGGTGTCGATGAAATCCATCACCTCACTGAATCCAGGCTCTTTGCGCCACTTGAGAGTTACAGACTCTGAAAACCCGCAAAACAGCCGCAAGCCGTTAAGGGTAAAGATTCGCGGTTTATGGATCTTGGATTCGAACACATCACCCTGAAAGGATGCAGTTTCCGCCGCCTCAATGTGATTCTTTTCCGCCCATTCGAAATAGCGGATCGCCAGATCAAAAACCTGCTCCGGCGTTATGGTGTGCGCGTTATTCAGTCGCGCAATGTCGCCATATCGTTTGTTGTATAGTTCTTTGAAGTTAAGCGCCTTAACAACAGGCTCAATGTTTTTAGCCATAATAATTGCCCTCCTTTGTTGGAGTCCGATTATAACAGGCAATAAAAAACCCCGCAAATGCGGGGTTTGTTGTCAATCCATATACTTGACCGATTTAACGCCTGTTAGCTTTTCGGTTTGAATACCTGTAAAAATCTTGCCGGAAATCGCCAGGTATGAGCCGCGAACCTTCCAAACTTTTTCTTTATCGCTCCACATCGCGGAGGCGTACCAGCCTTTTTTAACTGCGTATTTTGTAGCCAGTGAGCCAGCAAACATCATCAGGATAACGGCAACGAGAAAACCAATGGAAAACATTAACATAATTAAATACCTCTTACATAGTTGATTGAAAATTGGTGCGTTTCTGGATCTGCACCTGATAAGCGCTTTGCAAGGTTGACTGCGTGATGTTCGTCAAATGCTGCAACCTCGCATTCAAATTCCTGTTTGCATGATCTGCAATTTCGCCCCATGCGCCTGATAGTAAGTTTAACCTTGTACACCATCCGGCTTATCCTCTTGCAACTTCACCATGAAATCACCGATCCGGCCTAACATCGCCTCGCCTTTGTTGAATCGTTTTTTGTAGCGAGTCTTTACGCCGTTACGCTCAACCGTGATTGTTACTTTGATTTCTTCTGTTTGGTGTCGATTCATCGTTGATTCTCCTGAATGGTTGCGGGTTACGGTTCCCGCTGGCATCGGGGCGCGTTGCGCTCTCCCTGCCCGATTTGGGTTTTGCAGCTATCGCGCTGCGCGTTGCTCTATAGAGCCTCTTTTGTTTACGCCGTCAATGTTAACCAATCAGCGGCGGTGCGTCAATGCTGTTACTCGTAATCGGCTACTTTTGAACCAACACGCCCCGCCAAATATCCAGCCGTCCAAACGAATTTGTAACGGTCAATCAGTGGCGCAATTGGCGCATGATGTTTGGTGATTATATCGATCACAATCTTTTCATTCTTGCGGTCGCCTTTCGGTAGTTCACTGATTGCGTCATTAAGACCGCGAGCCGCGCGTTTTACTACGTTCCAGTGTCCCTCTGACAATCCAAACATTTTAAAGCCCTCTTGAGATCCAAAGCTGATACATTTCAAAGTAGTGCAATGCTGTGTCTGTGTCGCCGCGCTCTAGCGCTTCCTCTTGCTTCTGTGCGCACCACTGCGACGGTTTTATGTAGTTAGGCATACAATCACCTTTCCAAAATTAGCGCCTCTTAGAATGCGATTTAGGCGATTTTAGGGCTATCAAATTTCGTTTAAATATTCGCGGAATTTATTCAACGTCGCAACCTTTGCGCAATCCCATTCTGTGGAACCTGGTTCCTCCCACGGCGAACCAGGGCCGTGATTTGTCATGTCGTCAATCAAGCATGAAATTTCATCAACAATCAGATCTTTCGTGTGCTCATTAACTGCAATGTTTTCTACTGATTCAAACGCCTGAATCACTCCACCCAAAACGCGCTGCTGCGCTAATGCTTCATCTAACGTGTCGCAAATTGCTCTGCGCTCAATCTTGTTGTCGTTGGTTCCGATCTTGTATGTGTGAACGTAAATCATAAACCCGCCTCCTCTGCTGTTTCGTTTTTACGCTTCCACTCCTCAATGGCTCTTTCATTCAATCCGCTTTCGTGCATCCATACTGCCAACCCTGCCGCATCAGTGCTGCGCGGGTAAATCTGATTTTCAATCTGATTTGAGATTTCTGCGATAACCCCGTTTATTGGGGTAAAGTCTCCAACTGTATTCATGAAAACTTTCGCTTGCTCAACTGAAAGGTTAATCGTGATCATTCTTCGTTCTCCACTTTATCAAATTTCACTTTCGGATTGTCACGCAGAAAAACAACGTCGTTATCGTATGCGTCAACTCGAATTTCGAAAACATCACCAGTTTCGCTATCAATCAGATAATCAGAATCCTCGGCAAGTATTAGCTCGTAGTGATTACCCTCAACAACAGCGCCGTAATCCTTGCGAGCCTCAAACATAGTTCCGGTATAAACTGCCATTTTCAAATCTCCTCGTTTCGCTTCAATGAGGACACTTTAACAAATGTCCTCGCGGAAGTTTTAGCAATTCGTGCTATTTGACTTTTTGCAGTTCAAGAAACGCATCAGAGAAGATTTTCGCACTCTTGACGGCTGCAATTAGTTGCTCTGCATTTCGCACCTGCGGGAACATGTCATAAAGCTGATCAATTACTGCCTCCGCCTTGATGCAATCAGCCTTGTGTTGTTCCGCTTCCTTTTCCAGTTTTGCGATCTGGCTTTCGGTGTACTGCTTACCATTCAGCGCAACGGTTAGCTCACTCGGTTTAAAGTTGCCGCTGGTGATTTGCATACCTGCATTGTGAACTCGCCAACCCTCACCTTTTACCGCCGTAGCATCAACGTTGCCGATTGTTACAACAAGCTCGCCATCTTTCCACTGCTCCAACTGGCCTTTGCTGTTGAGGAAATAACCGTTTTTCGGGTATGCAAATTGAGCCACCAGCTTTGCCGCGTTATCAGCGATTTGGCGAGCCGCCTTTAAGTGATCGCTTTCCCTTGCCGCGTTATAGATGGTTCCGCCAGGCTTGCACTCAGTTCTCAACACTGACGCCGTTACGTGCTTAACTGCTTCCTCAATGGTCGGGAATTCAACCAGGTTGAACTTTCCGCCGCGCAACCGCAACGAGCCTTTATCACCGATGTTAACGATCTGCTTTTTGCCTTTGTCGTTGCGCACTTCAACTTGATTTTCACCATAAGAGAAAAGCACTTCGTAAAGTTTGCCAGCCGTGAAGTTTTCGCCGTTAGTGGTAGGTTTTACATATTTCATTCTACAATCTCCCAATCTTTACCAATTAAGTGAACTGAACTTTTCAGTCTTGTGTAAAATGGGGAACCCAATTCCCCATCAGCTTTGTAACACCCTGCAAACTTGCCTGATTTCTCAAGCGTTGCGTCGTAAACCTTTCCGGCCTGAATCCACGGCGAGCCGTCATAATCAGTGCGGATTTTAACCGCTTCCGGCTTGTCGCTTACCATGCGTTTACTTCCTCCTCTGCGTATGCGTCGAAATCGTGTTGTGTCAGCGGGATACCTGCGCGCTGTGCATCTTCGATCATTTCTAGCAGTGAATCCGGCATAAGAATATGATTTTCAGGCATATAGTTTGCAGCCATGCAACGCGCCCATTCTCTCAAAGAGTTGAACCCCTGGCGGCGTGCCGTGTATGGCGTTTTCAATCCATCATCCCAGCCATACGCTTTGCCTACGTTTTCGAATGCGTTTACCAGGTGCTTGCGAATGGTTGCCATCTTGTTTTCTCCTCTGATTGGTTGCTTAACTCAACGAGGAGCACTATAACAAATGCTCCTGATTTAGTTTTAGCAATTCGTGCTATTTTCGGCGCTTCATCAATTCGAACACTTCACGCCCTCCGGCCTTTTTGCCATCATAGTAAGCGGGTATTGAGTAGGCCAGGGCAAGCACCGCCGCGCCTAAGTGGTTTGTAAAACCTGGCTCCATGATCACGATACCAATCACCGCGATAGCCAACGTTAACAACAGCTTTTTCCAATTCCACATTATTCGAATTCCTCGCCATCAAAACGAATCAACATGCTTACTTCATACTCGCGGTATTCGTGCATAACATCAATGAACATAAACGCGCTCATTACCGATTCAAACTCAATAGCGCCTAATACGTCGCTAACATAGTGCCACTTGCGCCCAAAAATGTTTTTGCGTTGGATGTACACCGCGCCGTTTTCGCTCATTTCGATGATTACGCGGTACTCCGGTTTAAACAGTCGTTTTAGTGCATTGCGAACCATAAAACACCTCTTATGCCATACATTACAGTTAGGATAGCAAGGCCAATAATCATGGCCTTGTGAAAGTCAAATGGTGGTTGTGCGTGCATGTTATTTCCCTAAGCGGCGAGCCAGGCTATTCAGGATCTTAAACTCATAGCTCCCGCGCTCGCTTGTTTTTAACATCTGGCGGATATATCGACGCATACGGCGGAAATCCTGCTTTTCTTTCAGCTTGCGGCATGTGTCGCGCTTAGTGTAACGGCCTTTGTTGTCTTTTACCATAATGAATCTTGCGATCATGGTTGCACCCTCTACGCCGTAATACTTGCCTCGCTGGTAGTTGAGCGCAAAGCCTCCGTTAATATCGGGGCATCCCTGGTTATAATCGGTGATTGTGCAACGCTCAGTATGGTAATGCTTTCCGACAATGAAGTTGTTAGAGTTGGAAGAAATGCACTTCATCACATAACCAGCGTCGTGAGTGTCGAGGCGTTTTGAGCTATTCATTGTTTCGTTTCCTTGTTTGGTTGGTATGGGTGCATTATAGCGGGACTGATTGCCCCGCTTTTAACATTTCGTGCTATTTCGCCAGGTGATCGCGTATAATTTCCTCAACCGTTACCATTGGGTTTTTATCCATTAGGTAATAGTCATATTCGCAATATCCGCTTACGTTGTCGCGCGCGCTACTGATTCGGATGTAGTCGCGGCTATCGCCCTGGAAAGTGAACCCCTCGCGATGGAGGCGGCAAACTTTTACCTCGTGACCTCCTCTGATTAGTTCGATCACTTCATCGGGAAAACCGCCATCAGTGCAAATAACCGGAATGTCGCTGCGCTCCGCTTCCTCTGCAAACCGCTTGCCGAAATACCCATTGCCGAAACGCGGCTTGATTACTTCCTCGCTAATCCAGATCATGAACTGGCGGCAACTCATACCATTCAGGAAGTCATGCGGCTTTTCTTTCTGTTCGCGGTCATTATACGCCGCCAAGAATTCGCGGTACTTACCAGGTCCAAGCATGGCAAGTGCGATCTCAAACATCGGTTGTTTGAAGCTCAACAGTCGCAACGGTACTGGTGATTCATCCTTAACCAGCGATCCGATTGTGTCTTTTCCAGCGCCTGGCGGTGCATTCAGAATGATGATTTTAGCCATTAGTGTTTCTCCCCAACTTTGATTGTGCTGATCTGGTGTTCGTATTTTTCAATTTTATACGCCGTCGCATCATAAACGGTTTGCTTTGAAATCTGCAAATTGTCAACGCAAACAACACCCTTCTCAATGTCATCAGCCAGATTGCGAAGTATTTCGGCGTACTTTGCGCGAACTTCATCAACACTGCTTGGTTCAATAAATCTCATCTCATTTCTCCTTTGTTGATTGCTTTCAATAAGGCCGCTCGCAAACGGCCTTGCGAAAAGTCTTATGGGCAACTGCCAAACACATTCTTTCCAGTTTTCTGGATCGTCAAGTTTGCCGCAATAAATCACTGCGCGATTTTCCTCACCATCGCCGGATTGCCATTCTGGAAAATGCGCCATGTGCTCAGGCTCGCCCTTGTATCCGAACACGGAACCATCTTCATCTTGCGCAAGGTGCGTTGCGCCGCTAATAAGGATCTTGTTTTTGGTGGTCACGCCGTACTTTTCAATTTCGGTGAAAATCTGCTCTAAAGTTTTCATGCTTAGTTCCTCGTTGTTTGGTGTGGGGCTACTATACCGCAACCCCAATTTCGTGTTTTAGCAATTCGTGCTATTACGCGCCGCTTACAATGATAGCAATGACAATGCTATTAATGATCATGATTGCGGCAAAAACCATCATTTGATATGTGTTCATTATTTCAACTCCTCCACGCCGTGAGATTTCAGGTGATTGTGTATATTCTCGCCGTAGTCAGTGACCGCGTAAGTTGTGATCCCCAGGCTGCGCATATGCTTAATAACCGTTGGCGAATCGTCAAAGGCGCACACAATGTTATCCAGGCCGATAGCGCGCAAAACCTCCTCTTTGATGATCGTGTCTTTGCGGTTGTCAAAACTCCGGCGCATGATGATGTGATCGTAATGCACGCCGTTATCAGTGAGCCAATCGACTGATTCTTTCATTACCTCGTCGCTGCGCCCTGTTAGGATGATAACCGCAAAGCCTGACACCCAAAGGCCGTTGATAATGGCGATTGTGCTTCTGATTGGTAAATCATTAACGGCTGCGCGGTTAAATTCGCTCCATGATTCAGTTAGGTGCAAATCCTTTGTCGGTAGCAGGTGCAAGCGGTGTTTCCCGTCGCTCAACGTGCCATCGTAATCAACAATCACGATCCCTTTGTGGCGTGATGGCATAATGTAGGTTTGATCCCAAATCTCAAATTGCATTGTGCAAAGCTCCTGATTTTAGTTTATTCCAGAATGCGAACGGGTTTTCATTGATAACCTCGATTTCATCATAAGTAAAGAAAAGCGTTGGCTGCGACTCTATAGGCCATGCCGCCTCGTCACGGTATAATTTATCTGGATCGTATTTCACAGATTCGCCAACCGGAATCATCCAGCCGCTATAGCCTTTCTCAGCCATCACTATTTTACCAACGGCGTGATTGAATGAAGAATAATCCGAATGTAAGATCCTAACCTTTTGCATTGCCTTTCCTCTCGTTGGTTGATGCGGTCATGATACCAATCAGCACACATGACCGCTTAACATTTCGTGCTATTACATGAACCAGCCCATGATTGCGCCAGCAGGAGCGATAACAGCGCCAACCGCGCGAATGATTAGTTCGTTAGTAGAAATCTCGCCAAACATTGCAACGATATTCATGATCCAGCCGATAACACCAGCAATCCAAAGAGCGATAAAGCCAAAGCCTAAAGTTTTCATAGTTATTTCCTCGTTTGTTGTCGATGGGTGTATTATGCCGGATTGCTCCGGCGATGTTTTAACAAAAAGTGCTATTTATTCATAGCCCATATAAACCATGCTATATGCGCCACATACACAACGCCAATTGATATGGCAAACACTGCATCAATGTTCATTTTAGTAAGCAAAACGCCCTTGCATTGTATGCGTGTTTCATTACCACCTCGCGAGCCTCCAGGCAACGCGCTTTGCTGTGGAATTCCTGCGTTGTAACCGCCTCGCCTTGCATGGTGGAAATAACCAGGATTAGAACGTGAATCATCCGAAAGTCTCCATTATGCCAAAAAGTGAAATCAGCGATTTATTGCGCTTCCTGCGATATTTGCGCATAACCATGCTAACATCGCCTATCTGATGGCCTAACGTAATCGGCATTTCCGATCCGTCGCCATAGTCGTTTTCGCCTTTCTTGGGCTTGTTCTGCCAGGCCTGGATAAATCCGAACTTGTCGCGTGTAACATAGCGGTATATGTTCGGGAGGTGAATCTTGATGCCCTCAAAATCAACCTCCGCGCTATAGCTCCTGAAATTAAGCGTGGAATTCATAAACAACAACCCCCATTTCATCAATCACTTGCGCCTTGTAGTAACCGCCGTTTGCCGCCAGCAAATACGCCTGGCTCAGTGTTTCAAACTCGCGGGTTACTGGCTGGCTTTGCTCGTGTTCCCAAGTAATCAAAGTGGTCATTGCTAAATCCTCGTTTCGTTTCGATGGGGTTACTATATCGCAACCCCTGAATCGAGTTTTAACAAAAAGTGCTATCTTGCGATAATCCACGCGATCCAGAATATGACCGTAAGCCAGATAAAAATTCCTATTGCAAATTGTCCAGGCTCTTTCATTATCGCTCGTCCTGGCGAGTGCAACCCTTGCCGCAAGCGTGCGATCCTGTTTCGGTGATACCAACACCAGAAACGCCGATGTACTCTTTGCCAGTCTGCTTGTCGGTGATGATGTAAATCCCGCGCTTGTCGTTGTACGCCAGGCCATCAGCAAATTCAGTTAACTTGCGCACACTCACGCGGTCGTGATCTGCTCCTGTTTCAACCTGCATTCTAATGCGTGCATGTTCCGGCGTGCGGGTGTCGCTATCGCAACCAGTCAGCATCACCACGCCAGCAACAACCAGGATTGCGCCTAACGCTACTTTGAATTTGTTCATTTCTTGCCCTCCACTGGTTCAACTGTGAATTTCTCACCCTCACGCATAAGCGCATTCATTGCCGTTTCAAGCGCTGGCGATCCGACAATATATTCAATATTCAAATCGCCGGACACCAGGCGAACGCGTGGCTGTTGCAGGTGATGAACATCTTTGATAATCAGATCCCAGCATTTAGAGTTAGGGCGGTGTTCGCCCAGGATTTCAACGATCTGCTCTGCTACTTTGCGAATGTCTGCGTGGTTCATGGTTTATTCTCCTTTGATCATATTTTCAATAATTGCCTGGTAACGCTGCGCCATAATAAGCGCGCCCTCTGCTTTCTCGCCGCTCAAATCTGCAATGTTCGGCATGGTATGCAGCAAACCGCGCATCGCTTTTGCCACTGCCTTTTGTTCGATTGCGCTCACATCTTCGCTGGTCAGCACCTTACGCTTTGCATCGCGATTCAGGCGGAACACGTAAAACCGCTCGTCGTCCGTTTCCTCAACCTTAATGCTGATTGTGCCAGCCGCTTTCACTTCCGGCACGCGGTTGATAATTGTCCTGGAATACGAAACGCTTTTCGTGATCTTGTAGTAATCATCGCCGTTGTGGTTGCTGGCGAGAATATCAAGCGATAGGCGATACTCCTCAACCTCACCGTCTGCCAGCCGCTTTCCCAGCGCTCGCAACCAATTGCAATAATCTTTCGTGGTTTTTTCTTCCATCGTGATTCCTCCTCTGATTGGTTCGGGAGCCATTATAATCAGGCCGCGCGACGTGTCAATGTTTATTTTGTTTAACAGACGACTACAACCGCACAAAAAGACAAAACAGCGCCTAAGTCATTGAAAACAGGCTGTCTTTTTTTCTGTTAACGCTGTTAACGAGTTGCGGAGGATTAAATATATATAGATGCGCACACGCCACCCCACCCAGGCGAGCGCATACCCATATATCACTATACATCAATCCAGACACTACCCCATATCCACCATAAACAGTGTGAACAATAAAAACAACAAATAGATATATATAAATAAATATACTTTAATTTCAATGTATTATAGAGGATTTATAGTGTTTATTTTGTTTACTCAACACCGAAAAACGGCGCGGAAACAATGCGGAGAAATCTGTGAACACCCATGAACAAGAGGAGACAAAGCGCCATGGCGAGAGCGAAAACTTGACACTTGCGAACCAGGTTTCACCATTCCCCACACAATCAGTAAAAATTCACACTAATTATTGTCTAAACTGCAACAATCACTATCTTGCATGATGTGCAACGATATGCGGCTATCATTTCAGATTTTGCAATGGTGCTGCAAAGCGGTTGTTTTATACACAATCCATCAATAGCACTTTTTGTTAAAAGCGATCGGATCTGATTTGCTATAGTTACTTCATCGAAACGGGATACCCAATCAGGAGCAAGCAAGCATGAACATCAGCAAAACTACTTTCAACTTTGCCAAGAAACGCGGTCTGGATCTGACTGTTGAGGATTTCGGCGACGGTCTGCAACTGTGCATTTGGGAAGCTGATAACGATTGCGAATGGCTTTGCTCCTACCGCATCAACTATGACAACTTAACCTGGCATGGCAACGTTTACCTCCCGCAAGAGATTAAAGAGGAATTACCAGCAACTATTAGCAACGAGGTTTTCTTGCGCCAGGTGCTGAAATTCATCAGCGACGAAATGAAAAAGGCTTGATAGCACTTTTTGTTAAAACTGGATCGGGGTTAGTTGGCATAATAGCCCCATCAACCAATCAGGAGAATCGAACGATGAACTTTGAACAACAAACCCAATTCGAAACAGTAGTTACCGAACGTGACGCTACCCACGAGAAAGGATTATTCAAGAAGGGCGCACAAATCACCGTCGATATTGAGGATATGGTTGCATATCACGGCGGCATCACCTGGAATATCGCAGTGGTTGAGCCGGGCAAGAAATTTAAACTTCTGGCATTCAATACCGTGTTTGAAACTGTGGAAGGTGAATAATGAAACTACGCTGCATCAAAGCCGAAAACGATAATTTGAACGTGTGGCGATTCACTGAGGGCAAAGAGTACAGATTGCGCGGTCGCTGGGAAAATGATCCGCATATCATCGACGATAACGGGTTGGAATTGTGGCTTTTCCGGTACGATCATGTAATTCGTGGTGCTGGCATTGACAATTATCACTTTGAGGAGATCGCAAAATGACATTTACAAAAGAGCAATTCAGCGAGTTTTTCCGACTTGTGCAAATGAGCGGAAGCTGTAACCAAATGGATCGCATAAACAGCCGTCTTGATATGCCAAAATTTATTAAGGAGCATGGGCGCGATAAATGCAATGAAATGTGGAGGCTTATCGAGTCCGGCGTTACGCCATCAACTCTGGAGATTGGTTAATGGCACGCCACCAGGTAACATGCACCTGCACCGCTTACGATTTCCCGCATAGGTTCGGCGGCGGTCGGTGCAATGGGTTGTCGATAGTTGATGAGCATTGCGGCGGCTGGCTGTGCCAACACTGCAACCTATTCAATCAGGGTTGCGAGGTGATGAAAGGCCAGGAGGAGCCGAAAGAGTGCCCTTACGTGATCGAGTTTTGCGAGTACAACGAAATAAGGCTCCCTAAATGATTAGATATGCTGCGTATCTTGTAAGCAGGATTGACAGGAACGACAAAACGCTAATTGCAACCGCTAACAACCTGGTTAACGCAATCCAGGCGTTTGAGGACTACAACACGCATCACATCAACCGGAATTACAAAAAGGTTGTAGAGCGTCAGCGCTGCGAGTGGGTAACGGAAGATAAAATCACATATCTTTGAAATAGCACTTTTTGTTAAAACGAAATCACGCGCCCTGGTATAATGGGCGCATCAACAAACGAAACAAGGAAATAAAGCAATGAAAATCAAAACTGAATCAATCATGAAACTGGTCAAAGCAAACGGTAAAGCGGTGCTCAAAATGGATCGCGCTTCTGGTTTCCATCAGTTGACGATTACCAAAATCAAAACAGGCTACGCGGTAGGCGAGCACCCAGGCGGAAAGATTCGCCGCATGACGGAAAGCGATGCTTACGCGATGATTGATGATCTGTCTTTCTTGATTGAAAAATGGTTCTGATTCCTGATTGGTTCAAAGGGCGGATTTTGCGCCGCCCAACAATAATTGCGAGGTGAAATTAAATGGCTCAAGATGGTTTCTTTGCGCGACTGCATGAAGCGGAGGCGGCTGGACTAAACAAAGAGGCTGCGTTAGAGGTTGCGTATAAATTAATCAGCCTTGATGATGCGTTGGGTGCAATGGACATGGATCAAGAATGTGGCGCTATTCTTGCAGATCCGACAACAATCATTAACGATTGCGGCTGCAATTTCGATCCATCATGCAAGCGTTGTTTTCCATTCTGAGGGTGAATTATGGTTATTTGGTCACTGTTTGACGGCTCCGGCATTATGGGCCTGGATTGGGCGAAAGCTGGTCACACTGTTTTCTGTTTCAATGCTGATACAGCGGATCACGGCGAATACGAAATCAAGATGCAGCATGAAAACCTGCATTATGTGAATGCCTGGATTGATGAAACGTTTGATCCGGCTGGCTCGGTGGCTTACCTATCAGGGAACCAGCAAAAGGTAATCAGCAAGCCTGACATTATTTTTGCTTTCCCGTCATGCACTGAGTTAGCGCATAGTGGGCGCAAGCATGAGCGCAACGAGGACGCTGTTGATCTGGCTGTCAGTAATGCAAAACTGGTTGAGGCGTTAGGCAATCGCTATGGTTGCCCCTGGATGGTGGAAAATCCCGTGGGGCTTCTGTCAACTAAATGGCGCAAACCAAACCATTACTTTCACCCGTTCGAATACGGCGGATACATGCGAGAGGATGAAAAGCCTTATCATCCAAAAATGCCAGCTTTCGACGGGTACACAAAGAAAACTTGCATTTGGTGCGGTAACGGTTTTGTTATGCCTGATAAAGTACCAGGCCCGATCAATATAGGTTTCTTTTGGGCGTGGAAGTATTTAGGCGGAAAGTCTGCCAGGACAAAGCAATTGCGCTCACTCACCCCTCGCGGCTTTTCGCGTGCCGTCATGATCTTTAATTCAAAATAGCACTTTTTGTTAAAAGCCAGGTGTAAAAGCCTGGCATAATACAACCACACCAAACGAAAGGAGCAAATCAAAATGGCTAAGACAATCAAACTCAAATGCACATCAACCATCACCGAATCTTTCATTGAAAACCGCCTGTATTCCGCTCGCGTTGATGATGAAGGCAATATTTCTATCGGAAAAGGCAAGGGTAAAATTTTCCTGGCTGTTGGTGTTTGCGGCGAGATTGCTTGCGTATCAAAAGGTTGCATTGCTGCAAGATTCGTTGAGTTAAAAACCAAAACGATTAAATGCACTTGGGTAAATCACTCAATGCAGATCAAGAAAACTTTCAAAGCTGGCAAGCGCTACCAGATCGAACAAGGGCGCGTGCTGGGTGGCGTTGCTGGTTATGTATTCGACGAGGACGGCGACCGCTTGACGCTTTATCGTGAGGAGGTCGGATTCTCTGCCGCTGGTGGTGCTTATCTGTTTGAGGCGAAATATTCATGAGTGAAAAGCGTTATTTAGGCGTTGGCGACGTGCAAAAGGAATGGCGCTATAAAGTCATAGATGGCGAAACTTCCTGCATGAAAGTTGGCGATATTATCAAGCCAATTAAGGTTGTTGGCGGCAAATGGCAGATCGGACACAATTACCGCCAATCGTTACCTTTTGAGCGAATAGATAGCGTTACGGCTGAATGCGTTAGCTCACTGACCGGAAAACTAATGGCTCGCATAGAGCGGATCAAATAGCACTTTTTGTTAAAACAGGGTAGTATTGTTGCCGTTATAATTAGCGGCAACAAGAAAGGAGATTTTCAGATGTACGATTTTGAACAAAAACGCTTATCACCAAAAGATATTATCGACACTGCCGAAAGCCTGGGCGTTTCGCCTCTGCGTGTTGCAATCAACGCAAACGGCTACCGCCAATCATCCAGCTTTTGGGGCGATGTTCAAGATGTTAATTCAGGCAATGACCGCTACCCTGTAATTTCGTTGGGAAACGATATTGACGTTGTAGGAAAACTTTCAAGCAATATTGCAAAATCAGTTCAGTTTCCGGCCTCATCAGCCTATATGCACTTTGTAGGTTGCGTGTCTGCTGCAATGCTCGGTCGTTTTACTGTTGATTATCATGGAACCGATCAGCCAACGGCGCTGTATGTTGTGACAAGCCAGCCGCCGTCAACTGGTAAATCTGCGATCAACAGCCTGGCGATTGCTCCTATGGTTTGCGAGGTTGAGCGAATCAACGAACAACGCAAGAAAGAGCGCAAAAAGATTATGGCTAAACTCGCTGGCCTTGCTAAAGAAATGAAAAGCGAGAGATCAGGCGCTGATATGGCGGCACTGTATGAGGAAAAGGAAGAATTAGAGGAGAAATTGCAAAAACTGTGTGATGTTGTTTTTCCTGTTTCCGACACCACGCCAGAAGGTTTGGCGAAAATCAACAACCGCCAAGGAAATTTTGCGGTTATCTCGGATGAAGCAACCAGTATTAACAGCTTATTGGGATTGACCTACGCCAACAGCGAGCGCAAAACTAACAGCGAATTGGTGTTAAAAGCATGGGATGCGGGACACGTTTCTATTGCTCGTGCCAACGCAGAAAATAACATGAGTTTTAAAGCGCTGGGTTGCATGAGCGTAATTGCTCAGGATGAAACGATAAGCGGCATTATGGAGGCTGGTTCACGCGGTATCGGTGTTAGTGAGCGTTTCTTGCTGGTTCGTGAAGAATCGTTTTTAGGTCGCCGCACGTTCATTGATGATGATGGTGATTCAACCTTTGAGCCAGTAGATCCGACACTGAAAGCGCAATATTATCAACTTATTCATAACATCATGACGGAGGCGGAAGTTTCATTGAAGATCAGCAAATCCGCAATGAAATGCTTAAACCGCGCTCGCCAGGAAATGGAGCCAGATCTTGCAGACGGCGGAAAATATTCACATACCATGTTGCGCGGTGCGCTGGGTAAAATGGATAAGCAAGTTATTCGCATTGCATCAGTTCTGCATGTAATCCGCAACTGGTTCAATGAAAGCGGATCGCCTCAGAAGTCGAGAGAAATTGAACTGGAAACTATGCAAGAGGCTTTAATCATGTTCCAGGAGTTGAGCAAAACATACATCAGTGCGGCGAATGCTTCCGGTCACGCTGGCGATGATGCCGAAATGAGCAAGTTAATCGACATTATCACGCGCCACGGCAAAGCCAACAAAGGGATCTTAAGTGTTCGCGCAATTTACGAATCGGCACGCAAGGTTAAACCATTCCTGGGGCAAGCTGGCATTATGAAGCGCATAGAGGAAAATTTACTGCCAATGCTTGAAGATCGAAACTATGTTTGCGTAATCAATGGGCGTGTCTTTGTGAATCCTGCTTTATTGGGGTGACTTAATGATGTTTCTCTTAGATCTGTATAAATTTTGTGAAAGTTACGATTGGTTTAACCGTCAACATTTGGCAAAGTTTGTTTTTCAGCACAAAGAGTGTGAGCGGCTCGCGAGAGCCGCAAACATGACACCGCGTAAATTCGCCTCAAGCGTTTCTCTTGAGTTTATCCCGCGAATGGCTACATTGGGATACCTTGATATAAAAAACGGCGTGGTGACGTGCTACGGCTCGAAAAAACGGCCTTTCCGGTTTGAGTTGTATAGTCTGGAAGGTGAGAGCAATAAATACATTTACGATCTATTTCACCTGAATGAGTTAAGCGATGAAGAATTATTCTGCTCAAAAACTAATCGACGAGATATTGAAGCATTGCGCCGTAAATTCAATCTCACATGATGATCTGATTTATGCGCTGTTAACCATAATGCGAGCCGACATGAAAGCGTTTGGCGACAAGGAGCATAATTTATGTGATGGTGATGGCGTGATATTGGTTAACGTCAGATTGCTTGAATAGCACTTTTTGTTAAAAAACCCGATCTTGTATCGGGTATATTTGTTTCATCGAAACGAAACACACAAAAGGAAATCACCATGAGCACCAAATTTGTTGCAGTTCGCGTAAACCACTTTGCAAACGGTCAATCAATCGAGGTTCAAACCGTTTACAACAAGGCTAATGGATGGAGCCATTACGACGCGCTGAAAGTTGAGCACGATATTGCAAAGCGTTTTGGCTGGGAGGTTTACGAAGTCTACATTAAACCATACGACGAAAACGACAAGCCGACAAATGAATCTCATGAGTGGCAAGACGCATAAAAAAAAGGAGCCGTTAGGCTCCTTTCTTGTTTCTACCGTAACCGATAGCAACCAGCATGATAGCGATTGCAGCGAAAAACAAAACGCTCGTTTGCCAATCCAGGCCGCTATCTGAATTACGGATCTCTATCTTATCCGCCGTTATGGTTTCAGCCTGAATGCTTGAGGCGCTCACCTTCTTTTTGTTTGAGGTGTCAACCTTGCCAACGGCTGAATCCTTAATCGTGCTTTCCTGCTTGCTGCTGGTGTCCTGCTTTGCCGTTACGCCTACCGTTTGTTTTACGTTTTCTGCTCCGGCTTGTGCTGTGATTTCCGGCTTACTGCCAATCAAACCAGTCAGCGCGCTTGATGCCGAACAACCGGAAAGCATTACCGAAACTGCAATTGCTGTGATTACTCGTTTCATTTTTTCAGATCCTTAACGCAATATTTGAACTCAACAGCGCGGCGGTTGTGTAAGCCTTTCGACTTCTCTTTTTTTCCGGTGCGCGGGTTTGTGTAATACGTCCAACTCCATAGCTGATCGCACGCCTCATACAATCGCCCCTGGTTAATCAGTTTCAGCATGGTTGACTTGCGAAACGCTCCGATTCCGGCGTTGTATGTGAATGAGTATAGAGCCGCTCGCATGGTGTCTGGAATATCCACCTTAACGCGCTTATCAACTTCATCCTTTGCGATCTTGATATGCTTTGCCAATAGCGCATCGCATTCGCGCTGCGTGTACGTCTTGCCTAAAACCACATCCTTTCCTGTGATGCCAGCGCATACCGTCCAGATTCCAGCAATATCCTTGTAAGGCTTATACCTGATTCCCTCGATCTCCTCCAGTAGTGGAGAAGTTAAGGCGAGCGCCACGCCAAAAGCACCCGCCGTGATTCTCGTCTTAATCGTCATTATTTACCCCTGATTTTGATTGCCTCTTGAATGTCTCCGCGATCTAGTGCTTCCTGAAACGCCTTGCTATCTTTCCAGCGAAGATAAGCGCCCCATAAACCAAAAGCCGCCATCAACACCAGGCTTGCAACAGCAATTGTGATCTGCCCCGTTGCCGCGCTGGTTAATGATGATCCGCCAGTACCCATTGTTGCGGCGTTGATAAATTCTTTCATGATTAGATCCTCAAAGTTAAATTGTCAATAAATATGTGAATATATACTAACCAGCCTTGAACGAAAACGGAACAATAAAAAAGGGGCTGGCAAATGCCAACCCCTATCAAGTTGATGATTTAATTATGTTTTATAGTGGCGAAAAAGTCAGATAATGCCCGTTTAATGGTGCCTGGATTGCGCTTCCTTGACCGTCGCGGATCTCGTATAAATCACCACAAAGTTTCACGGCACGATAAACAGCGCCAACGATAAACGGTAAAGATTTTGATGTGTTACGGATGCAACGAACTTTCATTATTTGATCTCCATCATTTCAGGGTAGAACATGAAGCGACCAATCTCGCCATATTCCTTATCGTAAACAATCACCGCCGCACGACGACGAGAGCGCCAACCACCGCGCGCCGCGTAAGCGTCTTTTGCTGCCATAGTGGAATGTACTTCCACAATCCCCAGGCTCGTTTCTGTTACGGTCTGGTGATGCCAATGGCCTACATGCGCATACATGCTCTTTGAGTTTCCGAAATCCTCCCGCCAATCTGCCGCGCACATCATCAACAGCGTTTCAGGCTTGCGGATCGTATGTCCATGATGGTAAGCCAGGAACGTTTTACCATATTGCGTGTGATGCACAACGCGCGGAGACACATCAACGTTTACGCGAGGCTCGTTTTCGTATGCCGCCGCCATTGCAGCACGTAGCCAGATCATTCCTGATTGGTCGTGATTACCTTCAATGATTTGCACCTCAACCTCTTTATGCTTTGTCAGCATGAGGCTAATTGCGCGGCGCGTGGCTCGGATTGCAACGTAAACTAATTTTGCGTAACGGCTATCTTGATCCAGAACGTGACCGCTTGCAGGTGTTACAGCCTCCAGGCCGTCACTGTGAAGCATATCGCCACCAATCAGGAGCACCGCCTTTTCACTGTTTGGCGATTTACTAACTGCATAATCGAAAAAGTTATTCATAACCCTTTCCGCCGTTGCGGTGTCGTAGTTCTCGCCGCACTCATGCTTGTGAGCCATTGCCCCCAGGTGCATATCAAAGATCGGATATAAAGCCAGGCTTTCAGAATAATCAGCGCGTGATTCCGGCTGAGGCTCCAAGCGTGGCACTTCCTCTGCGAAAGCATCCATAGCGGCTTGCATGAGAGCCTCTAATTGCTCTTTGTCTTTATTGGTGATAGTCCATCTCATGACTTCCTCACCATTTGCGCGAGTTAAAACAGACTCGCGCACAACTGCATAACCTGGAGCGCCTTTAATTTCAGTCTCACCAGAACGCGCAAGGCGTGACGCTCGACGCTCGACACTGCGAACATTAAGGCCGAACTCCTCTGCGATCTGCTTGTAGGTTTTCCCCTCTTTGCGTGCTTTAATAAACTGCTCGTCGGTGATTTTTCGTACAGCCATTTCAAAATTCCTCTTACATCATTACCAAATAATACATTGCCAGCCATCCAGCAATCGGCGCAAATACTACAGCAAAATAACCACGCATACAATCAACCTACCTTCTTTTTTGTGCTTTCTTTGCCGCGTCCTCTTTTGCCTTTTCCTCTCGGAAAAATTGCAGGGAAGGAATCGCCGGAACCCTGTGAACCTTTCGCGGCCTTTCGTCAATATATGACAGCTTTCCGTTGCCAATAATACTAACGTCTTTAATATCGAAATATTTAGCAATTAGTGCGATCCCTTCATCTAAACCGCACTCTTTTGCATGTTGCCAAACTGCCTGGCGTCCGGTTTCAATCTTCATAACCGTAAGCCTTTTTAAGTAATTCCATTGCATCATTCCAAAGGATTTGCGCAATAACTTTAGGGGTTTTGCGCTCAAGCATAAACAATGATTCCCTTGCTAACCATTGAGCATCTTTGAAATATTCAACATTAACAATTTTCATTTTGCAAATCCTCGTTTCGTTTCGTTGAAATGATTATGCCCCACTTTCGCGGGGCTGTTTTAACATTTCGTGCTATTTGTGCATATCGATCATTTCTTGCAGGTCTTTTGCGATCTGTTCTTGCCACCTCTCAAGAGGTAACGACCTTGTTTCTTCAAAGCTCATATCGAGCGCGCTTGAATACTCCCACGGGTCGCAATCAATAATCTCCTTTGCGTGCGGGTTTTTATCTAGCGCCTCGCATACCATTGCGCGGAATAACAACCACTCGCCAGTTTCATTAAGCAACAAGGCTCTTTCTTTCATGATAACGCCTCAACGATTGAATAAACAAATTTTACAAACATAGCCGAACAAAACACGCCAGCCGCCATCACTGCAACAGTAACAAATAAAACTTTTGCATTAAATTTCATATTAAAAACTCCTTGCCTTTGCTCTGCGATTCTTAACAGAAGGGCAAATTTCAGTAATTGTAACGTAGTGAGTTTGCTGTTGCTCACCCTCTTTAAGTTGGCGCATAACAAAAATCACACTTCCTTTGTTATTTCCTTGCACTGGTTCGCCAGTAAGACCAGAAATAAAGGCAAGGCGTCCAGTTCTTGAATATTCGCGCCCATCCTCTCCTTTCCAGGTGTCGCCAGTAATCCAGATAATTTCCGCCGCGTTTTTCTGTGCATCCTTAAACCATGCTGTTGAGTTATCAGCGGGTAATAAAATATCAATCTGGTTATCGTGCTCCATTTGCTCAATTGCTTTTAACACAAAAGGATCTGGATTGCTGTATGGTGGATTAAGCCAAACATGTTTTTTGGAACCCCACCAGCGCTTTAAACAGTTAGTTTCCTTACTGTAAAACTTATCGCAAACTTTATTATCATCACTTGCCGCCGCGTCAAGATCATATTTACCGTAACGCTCTTGCATATATTCTACAACCTCGCGAGGAGTAGCCCACAAGTCGCGCACAACGTCCGGCGTATTACTTCCGGCGTAACGGTTGCCGCTAACTTTGAAATAAGTGTTTTCCCTCACTGGCTGATAATGACCACCAGAACGCAACGCAATATCTGAATATCTGCCGTGTTGTAATTCGTGAAAATCCATTTCGTCAACCTGCGCCACGCCGTCAATGGTTGCATTGTCTAAAATATCTTTTGCCATTTTAAATGTCCTCGCTTGTCTTGATGTGTGCATTATGGCGCATTCCGTTGCGCCTGTTTTAACAAAAAATGCTATTTATAGAAAAGATCCGCAATAGCCAGTTTGAATTGTTCGAACCCATAAGCCACAGCCGCAAATCCTCCGCGCTGGCGAACATCACGCAAAAAAGCCTTTTGTTCGTCGCTGACAGGTGATGCCTTTCCCTTTCCAGATTTGTTCACGCGCTTTAATTCAATAGCTGCAAACGGGTATGGCATATCGCTATAAGACGGATCACCAATCAAGATAACGAAATCAGAAACACCCTTTCGCAATCCGGCTTGTTCATCCCTCAATGCGCTGGTAATCGTCTTTTGCCCCTCATTTACCGTGTGCCAAAATAAAAGTTGCGGGTAATGGTGGCGCAACCACGCCACGCAATCAACCTGGTGCGAATCCTCTTTCCTGGTATCACTCGGATCGCGTTCGTAATACTCCAGGTAATCTCCCTTATCAGTAATCATAATTAAAACTCCCGATGATAAATAATATCCTCGCCTTTCGCATTTTTGCGATGCGTAACCTTAACTGGCGGTAAAATATGATGTGCATAACTCATGATTTTACGCGCATTGCGATAGCTGGCAACCATTCCGGCAATTCTGCGATCTGGAATATGTTTAAGCGCCGTTTGTCGCCATTTCGTTTTGCAGATCTGGCTATCTGACTCAGGGAAAAACTTTTCGTAAGCCTTAAATGTTTCTCCGTGTGCCTCCAATTCATAGCAGAACACGATCCCTTTTTGGTTTTTCGTCATATCGACACGGAACGATTTCACATTGCACCAATCGTTTTTGGTGTAGTGCTTGCCGGATAACTTTTCGTTAGGGTCTATTAGTGACACATCACAATGACGGCAAATTCTCGCTACAACATCATTTTTTGTTCCGCAACCATGCACAATAACTTTTTTCGTGCGCGGGTCAATCTGATCTGTGCATTCTCTAAATTTCCAGAAGTGTTCACACCGATTACCATTTTCATCAACCTTTATGCAGCGGCGAGCGTAGAATGAATTTTCAGTGCCGCAAATCGGGCAATGTTTCGGATCTTTTCCGTTGTCGTGTCGGCGCTGAAACTGCGCTTGCTCCAGGATAGGATCAAAATAAAGTTGCCCTAATTCATCCATGCATCCGGCAAAGTCTAAAACAAGATGATCGCTTTTCTTGAATCCCTGCTCAACATGCCATTTTTTAAGCAGTCGCATTCCGCGCCCTAAAAGCTGAATCAGCAACGTGAGCGATCCGATTTTTCGAAGAATAACGGATGTATCCCAAAACGGAACGTTAACGCCAGTTGTTAAGGCCATGACCTGGAAAATATATTTCACTTTTCCCTCGTATGCCTCGCGTAACCATTCCTTACGCTGTTTTTCTCCTGTCTTGCCAGTGATAATGCGGTATGTTGTGCCAGGCGGTAAAGCCGCCGCCGCCTCTTTGCAATGTCGCTCACCAGCGCAAGTTACCAACACGCCGTTTCTGTCTTTGCAGATCTCATGCACGCGAGCCATAATTTTTTGTGTCATGGTTGCGTCATTGTGGATCTTCTCCTCCATCTTGCGGAGTGTTTTCTGATCGAAGTCGGCAACGCCATCCTCGCTTGATGCCGTGAACTCTGAAAGGTCATACCCCAGGCCATCAACATTGCCAAAATTCGTTGGCACAACAGAACCGAACTCGATCAAATAATTTGTGTCGATGTTCGTTACCTGCTCACGCCAGAAACCTTTCTGCTTTTTATCCTCAACCAGAATTGGTACAACACCGCGAAATTCCGATCCAGTCATTCCAAAAATTCGCAACTCATGCCCGTAAGCCTCTTTACAACGTCGCTGCATTTCACGAATGATTATTGTGTATTGGCTGCGTCCTGTTCCCTCCATTGGTTCACCGTCTTTTGTGAAAACTTGCGAGCCATCACCATTCAGGACGCGAACGCCTTTTTTAGTGGTCATTTGCTCGAATGTTTCCTCGCTTTCGATTGAATCCGCTAAATCTTCCCAATCGACCTGGTGACATTCGTCAATACCGATAACATGCGGCACATAATCGCCAAGAGCCTTAAACAGACCATTTGCAACAGTTCCCTCGGAACCAACTACAATTGGAAAGTATGCGCTTTTGGTGTTGAGTCCTGCGCAATAGATAGAGTTTGGCACACCGAAGTTTGTGATCTCCTCTGAATCCTGATCCACAATTTCGGCCTGGCGAGCCAGCACCATCATTTTTAGCCCCATCTTTTTACACTGCGCGGCAACCATAGCAAAGATGATTGTTTTACCAGCGGAAACGGAAGCCTTTACGAAAAACGGATCGTTGTATTTACTCAGGCGCTTTGCGATCTCAGCGTATGCAACGCACTGATAAGGATATGGCTTAATGTCGCCAACGGTAAAGCGATCCTGAATCGCCTTTATCACCGCATCGCCTAATGTAGATAATTGCTTTTTAATGTTTGGAATTGCCATTTTAAACCTTTAACGTTGGTTCGTTTGACGCTATACTACACGCCTAAACATATGGGTTTTTAACAAAAAGTGCTATTGAGGAATTTACTATGAATCGAATCGCTGTTTCAACTGGTGAAGTGGATAAACGCACAATCAATGGTAATAACGGGACACGTCGCGGAAAAGACAAAAAGCCGCGCAAGCGCAAAACAGGTTACTACGTGCTGAAAGATGAAGTAAAGGCCGGATTGCGTGCGCGCCTTGATATCTTACTGGAGTATTACGGAACGCAAGCCGAAATGTCGCGCCGTTTGAAGGTGTCGTGTCAGACCATTAACCAATGGAAGAAACGAGGCATGATTTCCGCCAGCGGAGCGCACAAGGTTCATCAGGACTATAAGCGCCAGGGGTGCAAGGGCTATCGCGCTTCATTCTGCCGCCCCGATCTGAAATTCGATTCAAACGGCAAGCCGTTAACACTCAAGTGTGAAAAGCGCGAAATGCTCCGCGTTGTTCGCGCCTCAGATTTCGAAAACAGCACAAATAGCTAAAACACTGATCGCGTATCTGGTATCATCCGGCTACGCGATTTTTTATTGGTGATGTTATGAGCGAAATGCACGAAAACATGATGTTTCAGAAAGAGGATGTTTTACCTTACATGAAAGGAATGTGGCGTGATGCGCTACAAAGCATTTGCGGACTACATTCTGACGTGTTCAATAAAAAACATCAGCCTTGCCCTAACTGCGGCGGCAAAGACCGTTTTAGATGGACTGATAAACTTGATAGTGATGGCGACGGCGGCGCGATCTGCAACGGATGCGGTAATGATTCCGGCGTTGGCTGGATGATGAAACTTACTGGCGAGCCTTACAGTGAAGTGATTAACATCCTGGGGCGCTTTCTTGGTAAGGTTCCGCAAGAGTACCGGATAAAGGCAAATAAACGCGCATCGCGTGCATCAGGTTACAGTTTCGGATCTCAGGCTCCGCACGAGAATTGCGTTGCTGTAATGGAGCGAACCGAACTGCGCCACAAAACGCCGTTAAGCGTTTTTGAGGGTATAGCGCCGCCAGATGATGAAATGTATTCCGTAGGTGTGAAAACTCTGGAGGATGGCGAAGAATCGTTAATTCACGCCATACCGTGTTACCTGGTGCATGATGATGAATTGGATGATGAAATGTGCAACATTCTTTTCATTGACGACAACGGAAATCAAAGTTTTTACGCAAAGGATTACACGCGCGGCTCGGTTGCGGTGACGGGTAAAACTGACAAGACGATCTATCTTTGCGTTGATTGGGTTGATGCTCAACACATCCACTTATCGACGGGGCAAGAGGTTTGGGCGTGCTTCTCACAATACAATCTTGAAATGGTTGCATATCGCTATAAAGGAGATCGCAAAATGCGTGTCGTGTGCAAGCCTACCGATCAGGATGTGATAATCTCAGCGGAGGAAAGGGGACTTGACGTGATGATCCCGATTAACGATAATTTCAAACAAGGGATAGAGCGGAAGTTATACAAACCCGAATCTTTCCTTTAGTTGCCACTGTTTACCCCGCTACGGCGGGGTTTTTTTATGCATTAACAAATGCTATTATCAGGCTTTAACCAACAGGAGAAACAAAGATGGCTATTTATCGCACTGGACAAGCGTCTATGGACGCTCAAGGATACATCACCGGATATGATACAAAATGGCGTGAGCAACTTTCATTAATCCGCCCTGGTGCAACAATCTTTTTTATTGATGCTCCTTTTCAAGCGGCTGTGATTAGTGAGGTTATCAGCGATACACAAATCCGCGCCATCACAACTGGCGGCGCTGAAATTGGGCGAAGCAATTACATCATTTTGCTGCATGACTCAATCACGGTTGACGGCCTGGCGCAAGATGTTGCGGAAACTCTGCGCTACTATCAAAGCAAAGAAACTCAGATCGAGGAAGCTATTGAATTTTTCAAAAACCTTGACCTGAAAACTTTGCAGGATTTGGTTAATCAGATTAAAGGTGATGCAGAAAAAACAGCCGCTGATCGCGCTGCAACTGAACAACTGAAAAACGACACTCAACAGATAAAGGATTCTGCTGTCGCTGAAACAAACCAGATCAAGTCCGACACTGACGCAATCAAAAGCCAAACTCAACAGATCAAGGATTCCGCTGTAAATGAAACGGAAGCCATTAAGCAAGGGGCTTTTGGCGCTCGCGATCAGGCTGAATTGGCGCGTGATGCGGCTGGAAATCATGCCGTTGATGCTAATAATGCAAAGGCTGGCGCTGAGACTGCGCGTGATGAAGCGCGTCAATGGGCGCAACAGGTACAGCCTGAAAATCTGTTACATAAAGATCAGAACCTTAATGATCTTGCAAACAAAGACCTTGCAAGGGAGGCGTTGAAAGTTGAGGCGGTTAATTCTGTAAAAGGTCAGGCTGCTGGAGATTATAACTCTTTCCGCAACCCTGCATGGACTTATGAATTGCGGATCGCTAACAATGGCGAATGGCGCGTTGCAAGAAATAGCGATGGATCAACGTCTGCTCTTTCTGTTGGCGCTGGCGGTACTGGTGCGGAAAACGTAGAAGGCGCAAGGATAAACTTTAGGCTTCAAGGATTTGACACATTGTCAAGTGAGTCAAGGGTATTAAATCCTCAAAATGTAAGCCAATACATATTTATGAATTCGATTGGTGGTTGGGGTGCTTACGACTCTGAAAATGTAAGAGCAATTCCGCTATCGCTTGGCAATGGTGGAACTGGAGGTACAGATCAGAATAGCGCTCGCCATAACTTAGGATTATCCATTAATCACTCCCCTGTTTTTGCTGGTATTGATTTGCAAGGTCTTAACGGCACAACGTCAGGGATCATGGTTTTAAGAAATAGAGATGCTGGAGGCGCTCAAGTTTCATACTCAAGAATTTACCATGAAATTCAGGCTGGAGTTGCCAGAACAACAATACAAACAACAAGAGAGGGTGGTGGTACTAACTATTTTCAGATTGATGAAACTGGACTTGTTAATAATGTTAGGGCGATAAGATGTTCTCCGTCAAATGTTGGTGGCGAGGGATTTACCGTTGGCGTTGTTCCTGGTGGAGGATTTGCAGCCTGGAGAGATCGACCTGCTGGAATGATTGTTGAGCACCCAAGCGATGATGTTGCGGTTAACGTATTGAAATCTGTCCGTTGGGGCGGAGATTGGGTTATGGGGATTGACGCTGCAAGGTATGGCGCTGGAGGTTGCGAGGTTCATCTAAATGTAAGAGGTACTACATATACATTTAATGATGCTGGTTATGCGTCTGCTGTTCAGTGGGTTAACACATCCGATATTCGCCTGAAAGCAAATCTAAAAGAGATTGAAAGCGCTAAAGAAAAAGTGAAATCAATAAAAGGTTACACTTATTTCAAGAGGAATAATCTTGATGAAGATGAGCACTCTTTCTACTCTGAGGAAGCTGGTGTAATAGCTCAAGACGTGCAAAGTGTTTTGCCGGAAGCGGTTTACAAGATTTCAGATTCTGAATATTTAGGTGTTAGCTATGGCGGGGTTACTGCTCTTTTAGTTAACGCATTCAACGAAATGAGCGATCAGATTGACAAGCAACAAGAGGAGATCGAAACACTGAAATCTGAAATTGCAGATCTTAAAGCGGCGTTTGAGGCGTTACTCAACAAGCCAACAACGCTGGAAAGTTAACAAAAAAATAATAACAAGGCGCGGCTCCGGCTGCGCTTTTTTTCGTCTTTATGCCAGTTGCTTACATTCAACTTACAAATGATTTATATCTTATTTTCAAAATCAGCGTAGAGTTAGCCGTGTGGCAAGTGGATACAAAATAAACTAACTTAATGAGGTGTTACTATGTCTGATATAACTCTGTTACCAACTGGCGGAGATTTTGGTGGTGAAGCTGGGCGGCTGGCCTTGGCGGTGCTGGGAATGGCAGAAAGCGAAAAATAAAAAAGGAGCCGAAAGGCTCCTTTAGTCGTTTAAAACGGAATGTCATCATCAAAGGTTTGTTGCGGTGCTGGCTGTCGCTGCGGCTGGCTTTGTTGCTGCCCTGATTGCTGCGGCGCTGCGGCTCCTCGCTGACTGAACACTAAGCGCGGTTGCTCCATTTGCAATGTTGAGTACATTTGCCCGTTATGCTCGCGATTGTTGATTTTTAGCGCCTCACAAGACACGCTAATAACTTTCCCTTGCTGCAATGCTTCATCGTACCATCCGCGCATTGCATCGCTTGAAGCAAAGAACGTTGCGCTGTAATTGGTATAAATTCGCTCTTGTGTTTGCCGATCCTTAATGCTTTCCGATAGCTCTACAATGTACATCTTGTAAGCGCCGGAATTGTTTTGCCCCTCTTTAACGTAAGGCTCTTTGCGTAACTCGCCAGTGATAATGTGCGGCATTTCTTGATCCTTATCGGGGCGTTGCCGCCCCTGGTTGACTATTCAAAGTTGGTGATTGATTGCGATTCTACCGCTTTTTTTGGTTCCGGTTCAACCCTTTCAGATTTCGCAACGTTTTGCTGTGGCGCTGCGGGGCTAAATCCGCGAGCGGTTCCGATTTCAAGATCTGCCTTGCGTTTATCGTAATGCCCTTTGATTACGTTCCGGCTTGCTGCGTCACTTGCCTTGTAAGCTGATTTAAACACCTCTTGCAAGTCTGTTACGTTGTCGCACTTATCAAGATCGCGCTTCCAATCCTCAGCGGATTTAACGGCAATTTGTGCGTCGTCGTCTGCCTGGCTTAAACCAAACGCGGCTGCGAGTGCATAACGCCGCGCATAAGTGAATGCAGATCCTACGCCTTGCGGGTCGTTTTTGACAATCGGGATTTCTGAATAAAATTTCGCCCATTGGCCTGATATATGAATCACCGTTGTTTCAACCTTGAGTTTTGCGCCGCCCTCGTGATTCTCGATCATGTCCTGCATAACCATCAATTTACTATCGGTTAGCGCTGGCGTAATCGCATCCAGAACACTATCAAGAGTCGCATATTTGTTTTTAAGGTGCGTATTCTGGCGATCCTTTTTAACCTTTACAAACTGGCTGCGCGCCTTGTGAAGTGCTGGCAAAATCTCGTCAAACTTCTCTGATAATTTCATTTCTCATTCCTCTGGTTAACTTGCGAGATTAATTATAACATCCCGCTTTTCATTTGTTTAGCTATTTGTGCTGTTTATAAAAAGCCTTTGAATTGCTTGCGAACCCAATCAGGAGTGTCTAACTCGACTTCCGGCGCGCCGTTTGCGTAAGAAGGCCAAACATCATGCGCGTTGCACACTGCAAACGTGTTTATCACTCCCATGTATTGTAAGCGTCCGATCTTCAATTGCTCGCTACTCATGCGGAAAGCCAGCGGTAAAAATGGCTCTTTCTTTTCCTGCGCCAACAGTCTGACAACTACGGGGCGCGTTTCTTCTGGATAGGCTTTCTTAAACAGATCGTGTTGCAAAGCCATTTTCAAATAATAACCGTGATTGAATGCCAGGCGCGGAAACTCAAGCGGGTTTGCGCTCATTGTCGTTTTGTAGTCAGTGATAACAATCGCCTCTGGATAAATAATATCCTCGCAAATCGGCTGGCCTTTCTCGTCGTAACCAGTGATAAGCGTTGCGGTTACGTGCTGGCACACATCAACGTGATCCAATCGCACCTTAACTTTTACGCCGTTGATAGTGCCGAAAATTGATAGCTCGCGTTGTGCCGTTGGGCTATTCATGCACGCGTTGTGCTCCGGTATGCTTTCCAGTACACGGCGCATCGTAACGCAAGCGTCGTAATCTTTCGCCGGAACCAATTCAACACCATCAGCCCTGGCCTCAGCCTCTGCGATCATTTCAATCAGCCATAACACGTTAAGGCTTTCACCACAATCAACCATCATCTTGATCAGGTCTGGATAGGTTTTCCCTGTTGTACCTTTCAGGCCAAAAGATTTCAATTTAGCCGCCAATGCCGTTTGGCTTGTGATCAGGTTTTCGTAATCCTCCGGCGCTGGTGCTCTGCGGTATGTCTTGGCGAATAGCTCCGCGCTTTCAAAGTTTGTATGTGACTGCGTACCAAAAACCAGCGGCTTTGCGTTTTCCTCGCGTTGACGGAACCGCCATGCAGCCGGACAACTGGAATGGATTTCTGCCAGGCTTGAGCCGCTTACATACTCAGCCGCCCAGCCTTTCGGATCGTGATACTCGTCGTTGCTTAACTGCGCGCTTGTGAAAACTTTAAAATCACTCATTTCATCATCTCCGTGTTGGTTTAACAGCATTCTAGCCATTTTTCGCGTTTAGTCAATAGGTGTAATGTTATTTTTTGTTTTCTGTTGTTTGTTTTCTATAGTGATAACAAAATTGCATCGTAAGTTATTGATTTTGTCTTTGTTGTTTTTGTGTTTACCGTGTTCACAGATTTACGCCGGATATATAGGAATAGATACACATAAACAAAATGACCATTACACAAAGTGAAATCACCACAACCAACCAAAAACCAATGAAACATAGAGAACAAAAAGAAACAAATAGATATATATAAATAAATAAACTCTTATTTTTCATGTATATAGTAATATTTACTGTATGCTTATTGCTCAATAGCTGATTAAAAAATAAGCTAAATTTACGCCTACGCAAATTCGTGAACACTCTGGAACAAAAGAAAACAAACGATAGCACTTTTTGCTAAAACTTCCGGTCGAGATCGTGTATAGTGAGCGCATCTAAACCAAAAGAGGAAAACAAAATGAAAAAGATGATTGCCGTTTTAATTGCAGCCGTTGCCCTGACTGGTTGCGCAAATATGCCGAAACGCGAATGCACCGCAATTTATGAGAATAGCGGAATGGATTATGAAGTTGCGATCTTTGGCGTTAAGCGAATTAACGATCACACATTCGTGAAGCCTGGCTATCCTTTCAGTTATCATTGGGTTAGCATTGAAAACTTTAAAAACGCAGATTGCAGCATTTAAAACAAAGGAGCCGAAAGGCTCCTTTTTTATTAGTCGTATGCCGCCGTGTTAATTGCTGTAACCGCAACGCCTGTATTTAAATAACCCGCTGGCGATCCTCCTGCGGATTGGTTTGAAGCCGCATGAATCCTTGTTGTCGAGCCATTAAAATTTGCTGCCGTATATGCCGAAACGTTAACTATTACTGGCTGCTGACCAGGAATGTAAACCTGCACTAAAGTTGCCCCCATTAATCTAGGCATTACAGCGTAAGATCCTGATAATGTTTGATCTATGTAAATCCCTCCTCCGCTTCCTGGTGTTCCTATAGTAACGAGATCCGATAATGGCTTGCTCTCATTTGTTAATATACATGTCCCGCTTGCGTCCCATATAGCCATACCCCATTTTGGGATTGGTTGAGGAAATCTTGCAAATAAATAACAAGTTATGGTGAATAGCGGAACGTTCCTACCCTGCGCGGAGCCGCTAAAAACAATATAATCACCCTGCCTACTACACCCTAAAGCAGCGCCCCAACTACATTTTATAAATCCTATTGCTGAATAGGATGCAGGACAATAAACCCTTGATACAGCACTAACATATTGAGCCGAATCTCTTGTTGCTACCGCCTCAGTTCTTGAATATAAAACAAAAGGCGTTGATTCAGGAGTAACAAAAGTTTGCCCGTTATAATCTATCATTGCACCGTAGGCCATTTAAGCATTCTCCAGATAAACAATTAATTCGCATTGTGACGCTGGGTAATAATTATATCCAAGCTCGGATGTAGTAGCCGGATGAATAATTATAGAATTGCCTGAAATTTCTATTCTTCTCCCTACTTGCTGGCCTCCAGCGTCAAGACCTACAACATATCCAAGTTTTTTACCTGCCGGAACATTAAAAGACCATTGACCAGAAGTCTGACCAGATGCAAGAGGGATATTTGATATAACCGAAACAGGCTTGATCCCGTAGTTGTTATAAACCCCGTTTGCATCCCATGTTGATATACCATAAGCCATAATAAAATCTCCTGTAAAGGTGGGGTGTCTCCACCCCACATATATTACCAGTATCCGGTTAAACGTCCAATCTGAACACGTAAAACGCCGTTTGCATCCCTAACACTGATCGTTTCGTTTGTCATTTTCATGGAACCATCGCCAGGAGTGGAGCCATAGTTTTCAAACGTGCCGTTTTTATCCAGCCTCCATCCTGATTGGTTCCAAACATAGTTGTTTGATTGGATGAAGTTACCGATCATGGCGTTTGTGATTGAACCGTCTTTCACTAACAGGCTGTTAATGAAAACCTGGTTATTCTCTACCACAAAAGGCAACGTATACGTCCCGCCTGTCGAACTTGTCATGATCGCAAATCTTCCGGCATCAAACAGGATTTGTGAAATCAACCCTTGCGGGCTGTTTGATAACTGCATGACCATTCCTGCGCTGTACTTCTGCCCGTTGTATGTCAAGCCCAATTTCATTGCGTATTGAGCGCCAACGCCGCCAACGCCAGCCCATGAATCAAGTTTTTCAGTCAGTGCGGATTCAACATCGCCAAACTTCGCCGTTAACGCTGTATCAGCCGAAACACGCGCCTCTGTTTCGTTTGCAATAGCTTCCTCAACTCGCGTTAACTGCCCCTGGATATCATCACCAATCTGTGATTTCAATTCCTCAATGGCTGTTGCTCGCGTTTCTGATTCTGTTGCAATTGCCTGATCAAGTCTCGTTACTTCGCTAGTTATCTCCTCGTCAAATTCAGCCTTGAGTTGCGTCATTGCGGTAACGCGCGCCTCCGTTTCATCTGCGATCAATTGGATTGATTGCCTAAACTCTGCTTTGCGCTTGCCGTTTTCCTTCCTCATTATTCTAACGTCCGTATCATTCGCCAATGCGTTTTGAATGATGCTTTGCGCCTGATCTTTAATCTTGTTTGCGCTGTCAATGGCGTTTTCCTTGATTTCCTTTCCGCCCTCAGTATTCCAGATATCGTCTAAAATGTCTCCAATAATATCTGATACATCATCGGAAGCCATGCCGCGCACAAAATCAGACCAGCCGGAAACGTTTCCGATCCTGTCAACACTGCGCACGCGATACCACACAACTTTCCCCGCTGGTAGCGTGCTGTGCCAGTATTCAAACTGCGGATATGGGACAAGCGTTAAAAGGCTTGAGTTTTCCGCCGTTCCATCTGGTGATTGATGCAACTCAATATAGGCCGTGTCTCCGGTTCCCTCTGGCATACCCCATTTTACGCGAATACCGAAAACCTCATTTGTTGATGCAGTAAGGTTTATAGGCTTCCCAGGCTCACCAACTTTACCAGTCAGCGATGCGGTAACTATTCCAGACCAGGGCGACGTAGAGCCGGAAGCGGAAACGGATCGCACGCGAACGTAATAAACTCCAGCGTAAATCCCCTCCACCTCAATCTCTTTGTTTGCCGTCTGTGGGACGTTTAACCAGTTGCTGTTGTCTTTCCTCCATTGAACCTCGTATAAGCTCGCGTAAGGCACTTTGTCCCAGCTAACAACCATCGTTTCAACGCTAACACCCTGAACAATGCGAGAGTAAGAGGAAACGGCAACATTCTCTGGCGGCTGCATTACGTCAGGTTGCACAATGCTTGTTGGCCTGTCGTCGATGTTAACGCCATAATCAATCTCGTCGTATTTGTTCGGATCGTATTCAACGGCTGTGATTGAGTAAGTAAACTCGTCCTCGTTGTCTCCCTTGGTGATTGTCGTCACAACGTATTGCTGCAATGCAATGTCTGTGCGGTCAATCGCAAACACCGTATCTGGCTGAACGTCAAAGCCAAAACCTATGTTTAGCTCAATGGTTTTTCCGTCTGCGCTCACGTTGGCAATGGTGCGTTTTACTGGCTTCCCATCTGGCTTATTTACCATGATGAAATCGCCTGGCCGCGCATCTACTTTAAACGGTAGGAAAACTTGCAGACCGGATACCTCCATAACTCGCCCCGAAAGGTTGAGCGTTAATGCGCTGCTCCAGAAGTTATCCGCAATCGCCACCACATCACCTATTGACGGGATCATGCCCTCAAGACCTGTTGCAAAGTTTACCGTTGTGCTGCGCAAGTTGGTTTTCAGAACCCATCGCCCACGGCGGTTTGCTTCGCTGCGTCGTGTGCATCCAATCGCTGTAATGCTCGTTGGATTGTAGCCAAACCGTAACGCCGCCTCCGTTTCAAAAACCCCCTCAACGTCCTGTTGATACATGTTTTGCTCGTCGTCGAAAGTCACATTGCACTGTGTGTACATGCTCTTTTCGCTGGCGAATGTGTAGCTAAAATCTCCATTAACAACGTTATCATTTGTGAAGATGTAAGACGGCTCTCGCGGTCTATCAACGACAATTGAAAGGCTCTCACCGTTCCAGAAACTCATTCCACGGAAGATTGAACAAATATCCCTTACAAGCTGATACGCTTCAATCTGGCTTTGGATCACAACGTCGCAAAGGTAACGCGGCTCTGTTCCGCCCTTTCCATCTGGAACCATCTGATCGCAATATTGCCCCGCCTCGTAAATGCTCCACTTATCAAGTGGAATTCCCAACTCACGTTGATCGAGTCCGTAACGCTGATTGGTTATCAAGTCATATAGGATGTAAGCCGGATTGTTAGACCATGCTTTTTTCCAGGTTCCATCCCACGCGCCGTGGTATTCACGCAAAACAGGATCGTAATTGCTCGGAACGTTTATGATCTTCCATTTCTTTTTTACCGCTATCCGTGGGATCTGGTTCGGGAATAGCTCGGAATCAAATTCCACATAAACAAGACCTGTCAGCGGATAACGAAATTTAGCGTCTACAACTTCCGCGTAGCTCTGCAACTTAATCAGATCTGTAACCTTTGACGATGTGCTATCAGGAGTAACACGGCGAACGCGAAACAATACTTGCTCGTTAAAAGCTGGCAAATCAATTCTGCGGCTTCTGTCGTAACCGCTGCGAGTTTTACCGCTTATCGTGTCGCTCAAAATCTCATTGTATGAGCCGCCATCAACAGCCATATCAACGGCATATGTTACGCTTACACCAACGAGATCGCCGTTGTCCTCTTGCTTTATACCAGTAGGCATAAGGATTTTTATTCTGATCGCAGATAGGTTTTTGTTGGTTACTGCAATCACATATGGAGTGTCTGTTTCAAGATTTCGCGATACTGTTATTTCGCTTGAGGTGTCAGTAAATCCCTGGATGTAATCTTGATCTTGAGTGCCTGGCCTGAACTCAGCCGAAACGCCGCTATAGTTATAAGTGCCATCGTCATTCATAACCGGAACATCATCAAGATACAGGTCACGCAATGAAAACGTTTCGTCGCACTCACCATCGGAAACAGCAAGTAAGATCTTGATTTTGTTTATCGAAATCAGGTTATCTTCCATTTCCTTTGGCACATACGGTTTTGATGAACCGCCTTTACTGCCGCTTATCACATTTTTAGCCATAGCTTTTAACCTTTTGTGCTGTTTATCGGTTTACACATTATACGGGCGCAAAAAACCCCGCGCAAGGCGGGGTGTGCTTTAAACTTTGTCCTCTGCGTAACTACCTGCCGACCAGATAGCGCCGCCCACGGTTCTTTCTCCATACGGTAACGGGATCGGATATCCAGCCGCCGTTGTGTTTACCGCTCCGCCGAACGCATAAGAAGGTTTGTTTTCTGCGCTCTGCATTTCCATCATAGAGCCGCCTTGCTGCGGTGAAATCATCTGCATTACTCCACCCAGCACCATTGCGCCGCCCATCATGAAAGCGGAGGATGCGAGCGCCCCCATAGCCGCCAGCGATGCACCACCAGTAAAAAACGCAGTAGCCATAATAACAGCGCCCAAAACCACCTGAAACAAACCGCCAGATTTTGAACCTGTTGGAATAGGCAAAATCCTGATCTCTTTGCCGCATTGCCATGCTTTATCGTTATGCTCTCCAACGTTAACGCCGTCAACAAAGATTGCGTATTTCATGCGCGATCCGATTTCGCTTTGCATGTAGTCTTTGAATCCTTCAACCTGGCTTGATAGTGCTCGGATTGCCTCTGGAAAGCTATCGACGGCGAAACGATGAAAGACACCAAAACGACGCCCCAGGGAGCCGGAAAGTTTGATTGTTTTAACTGTTTCCATAAATCAGATCCTTATGTCTGCAAATCATTTTCGTGTGTTCTTGATACCAGCCGGAATACAAATCAACGCGGGACAACTTGCCGTAAGCGTGGTGCAATAGATGATTGTTCCCCAGGTAAATCCCTGCGTGGTTCCATACCTGTGATTGCAATTGCATGATGATCATGTCTCCAGGCTGTGGCGGTTGTCCTGTTGGTTCGAATCCCTCTTTCAAGTAATTATCTTGATAAAGGTTTTCACCATGTTCCGGCTTCCACCATTCGTAAGGCTTGCGGAAATCATTCAAGATCACGCCTTGCTCTTTGTGCCATGCCATCACCAGCCCCCAGCAATCATAAGAGCCTAAAGCCCAGGGGCGACCAGTCAGCGGCCTTGATTCTGGCTCTATCATTCTCATGTCACCCTCTGGCAATGAAACTATAACCCACGTCACACCAATTTCATCACACATACAAGTGTCGTGCGCGCTCGGTAGCGTTGTTGCACCGTCGCCAGTGTGCGAATGCACCACAGCAATTAACTCGCCGCTATCAAGCGCATGTGCGTATTCTGCCGCATCCATTTCGAAATGATTTTCAGGGTCTGCGTGAACGTTATCGATCCGATGATATTTTTGCACCCTGCTTTTTTGCGTTACCACCCCGCAACATTCATTGGGGTAAACGTCTTGCGCGTGCTGCATGATTTCAAGTTTGATTTTTGCGTTAATCATTGGTTTTTCCTCAACAGTGAAGCTACGGCGCAACCGCCAAAATCTAATGGCTGATCAAATCCGAAACGAATTTTGCAAGCCGTTGCGGTTCCTGCGCAATAGTCCTGCGCCGGATCTGTTACGGGGTTATTGTCTTTGTCGAACATAGCCGCGCCATTATACCCGCAACCCTTACCGCTCCTGTACCAGCCGCGTTGCGCCCAATAACAAACGCTTTGGCTAATGCGTGGCGGTATCATGATCCCATCCATATCATAAGGCGATGTGAGATCGAATCGTGCAACGGATTGATTACAGAAGTTTGGGCGCTCAATGTAATAAACAAGTTTTCTGTAAGCTCCATCTGCAACGCTTCCGTCTGGTTGCAGGAAGTCAGCCGCCGTAATCCAGATCGTAACCTTAGCTTGCATCATGCCGTTGTAGGAGCGAATCATTGCGCTAACCTGGCTATCAAGATTAGATAGCGTTAATTGCGGCTTATCCGCCTTTCCGTTACTGGTAAAGCTGATCCCGCTAATACCGAAAGGCCGCGCGCCGTAAACCTCACCCTGGAAAACAATGTCTTTTGGCGGTAGCACTCCGGTTTCTCTCGCGATCATTAATTCCTCTGCGGTGTACTGCAAATTCTCAGCGTGGAACCGATAAACGTTAGCGCCAAACTTTGTGCCGTCAACCTCAACAAGCGTGATAATTTCGCCAGGGTAAAGGCTTTGTAAGCAGTTGGCAAAGTCTTTGTTTAAGTCTGTAGCCATTTGAATTTCTCCTCTTTTAGTGTGCGCATTATAGCACCAATAAAAAAGCCGCACAAAGGCGGCTTGTCTTACTTCATGCTCGTAAACTGCTCTGTGAAAGTTGCTTTCACTTCCTGAACGGTTGGCGAAATCGGCGTTGCTGCAACGCTGCCGCTTTTCACTCTAAACAACCCTGGAGATCCGTCCGGCGTAATCCACAAAAACGGCTTTAGCCTGTGATCGTTCATGAACTTGAGCACGTCTTTGTAATCAAGTCCAACGTAGGCAATGGAAAACTCACGCCGTACCGTGTTAAATCCAGACGATGCAACTTGCGTGTAACCATTGCCGAAAACAACTTCCCTGTCGTTATTCGTCGTGGTCATTGCTCCGCCGCTGCTCTGAATTTGCGTACACCATGTAAATTCATCAAGCGCCGCCATTATTACCCCCTCTTACTATTAACAAAGTTATAAACCTCGCCGCCTTGCGAGCAAGACCGCTGAATCATTTCCGTGAAAATCATCTTGATTCCTGTTTCCATCCCTTTTGGATCGTTGCCGTTGTTCACGTCAACCATGATATCACCGAAATTGAATTGAGATCCAACACCGCCAGCCGCCGCGCCGCGAGAGTATGACGAACCGCCAACACTGCCGCCGTTTGCATATCCACGCATTAAGCGGTAAAGGTTTTTGGCTCCGATTCGTTGCGTTGCCTCTTTGGTGAAAACAAACTCACCTTTATGAACCACGCCAGCCGGATCATATTTGCCACCATCGCCAGTGTAACCGCCTCCCGCAAATCCTTTGGCTAACCCAGCAAACGAGAACGTTGCGCCGCCCATAGCGCCGGATATGGCGTTAAAAATTGCCATCTTAGCGATCATCTGCACGATCATTTTAATGATGCTCGTTGCAAAGTCTTTAAAGCTTGCTTTTCCGGTAGTCAGGAAATCAGTCATCATGCTTGATAGACCATTCAGACCAGCGGTTGCAATTTCGTTGATGTTCGCATAAACGTTTGTTGCCTCAGCGCCATAATCGGCAAACGCCTTTTTAGCACCTGCAACCCAATTGTTTTGCAACTCGTCTTGCTTGTCGTAAAACGCTTGCTGTTTGGCTAACATATCTTGCAACGTCTGATCATCTTCCTCGCCGCCTTTTGCAACGTAATCGTCCCTTATCTTCTGCAATTCAAGCTCTCGCTGAATTTGTTGATCTGTCATGCCTTTTTGCTTGAGGTTCAATTCTTCAATCGCTGCGGTTGTCTGCCGGATGAATTCGACTGAATTTTGCTCAAGTTTGTTTTTGCGCTCCTGAATCAAAATCTGATCGCCTAACTCGGCTTTTTGCCTGGACAACTCAAGCACGCTTTGCTGTTCGGCAAGTAACTTTTTCTCCGCTGCTGTTAGTCCTCGTTTGCTCTGCGCCTCCTGCAAAATCTCGATCTGTTTTTCAACGCTCCATAGCGATTGGCGCTGGCGTGAAATTACATCGTTTACAGTTCGGTGCTCTTGCAACGTTTTCAACTGCGCTTGCAAAACGTATAGCTCTTTATCAAGCTGTTCAACAGGACTTTTGACAATTCCGCCTTTTGTCTTTGTCTTTCCTTTTTTCTCCTCCAGCTTTTTGAGATCCTCAAGCTCTTTACGGCGTAAAGCAACGTTTTCAGCCGCCTTGCGTTTTAGCTCCTTGTCGGAAGATTGAGCAACATATTTTTCATCTTCAATCGCCTTGTTTAGCGCCTCTTGCGCCGCACGCAAGCGGTTTAATGAAAGGTTTGTTTTGTCAATCTCTCCAGCACGCTTTGCAAAATCAATGTTGCTTTCTTTCACGATCTTTGCAATATCTGCGTGCGTCTGCTTCGCAATCTCAAGCCCTCTGTTAATGTGTCCCAATTCCGCATCAGCCAGGGAGCCGCCACCGCCGCCAGTTTGTGAAATGTACTGCTTTTTCTTTTTCAGCACTTCCAACCATGAATCGCCAAGCTGTAGCACTTTGTTCATGTGATCCGCGATCTCATTGTTGAGGCTCACGAAACTGGATGCGTTTTTGTACTCGTCAACTTTCGCCTTTGCTTCATCATAGCTATAACCAACGTTAACAAGTTTTTCAATGGCCTGTTGAGCGCTGTCTTTTGTGGTGATGTATGCTTTCGCGATCTCCTCTGCGCTCTTGCCGGAAGCGTCAGCCAGCGCCTGGATACCTAAAGAAATCTTTTCCGCGAATTCACCGGAAAGCCCAGTTGCATCCTGAACGGTTTTTGATACTTCGTCGAGCGCCTTTTTAGAACTGTACGCGTTGTAAGTCAGATAACCTAACGTACCAACCAGCGCCGCAAGGCTAACGTTAAACGGCGTGATGAACGTCGCCAGCGCCTTAAACATCGGAACCAGACCGCCGAAAGAATCTTTGATCTGTCCACCCTGCTGGATAGCGATTAACCAGATAGGCATACCGCCAGCAAGCGACGTTGCAACGTCTGTGATCTGCGCCGGAAGCATTCGCATTGCCTGGCGATATTGCCCCATTGAAACGCCCAGCTTTTCAACTTCCTTTTCCTGCGCTCTCAACTGCGCGATAAATGGCGCTGCTTGCGCGCTTACGCCAAGTTGCGCCGCTTTCATTTCCGTTAGCTCGGCTTGTGTCTTTCCTGCCGCTGCCGCTTGAGCCTCAAGAGCCGCAATGAATTTCTGCGCCTCAGCCGCCGCCTTTGCTTTCTGCTTTGACTCCTCAAGCGCTGCGCGTCCCTCCTCGGTTAACGCCTTGCGGTTTGCAGCCAGCTTGTTTGTTTGAGCCTCCAGCATTTCACCCAACTGAAAAAACGTTTCATCAGGGACAATGCCTTTTTTCCATAAGGTATCAAGTTGCTTTGATGCCTGGCGCAATTTATCCATTTTTGCCGCTGTCGGATCAATTGCATTTTGGATGCTCTGAAACTCTCGGCGCTGTTTTGCTAATTCCTGCGCAAGCTCTTTGGCTCGTTGCTTTGCAACTTGCTCCTGATCAACAAAGTCCTCAACGCTTTTTGCTGCTTCATTGTTGGCCTGTTTGAATTGCTGCAAGGATTTTACGGCGTTGTTTACCTGTGAAACGTCAACGCCTAACGATAGCCCAGCGTATTGTTCCGCCATGTTTATTCCTCCGATATGAAAAAAGCGCCCGTAGGCGCTTTGTTATTTGCTTGCGTGCATCATTTCAAGCGCTTTGCTTTCCATTATTCGCAAGTCATTCAATGCCATTTCTTCATCGTCTATTTTATAGATTTTGAACAACATAGGCAAAACATTGTAATCAAAGCCGTAAGCACCAGCGCCAGCGGATCGCCATTGAGTTTGCATAGCGCAAAACATATCCCATGATTGCATCATGCTTTCATCAAATATGATCTCTGGCGGCTCCTCACCCTCATAATCTGCGCGGGTTAATCCTACGGCCTCCAATTCTGCATCAGTGGGCGGCTTCTGGTAAAACAGGTTAACCGCCCTTTTTAGTTTTTTACGCGTTGCCCTGCCAGCGCGGAAAGATAGGAACCAGTCAGCGCCAATGCTGCGCCTGGGTAAAACTCCACAAGGGTTTTTGCGTTTTCCTCGTTGAATTCCTCCTCCAGATCCCATCCGGTAGCCAGTTTCATGATGAATTCCGAATCGGTCACAATGTTTTCAGATTCATACATCGCTTGCACTTCTTTTGCCTTGAGGTGTCGAACGGTAAACAGGATCGAACCCTCATTACCATCAGGCATGGTGAATTTAACTGGAAGTTTGAAATCTGGAAGCGGGGCGAGTGTGAGTTTGAATTTAGCCATTGTCATTTCTCCTGAATAGCATTTTTTGTTAAAATCCAGTTTGATTATTTTGGTAGAGTGATTCTACAGCAATAAAAAAAGGGGCGCAATGCCCCTTGTGATTAACCTTGCGCCGATGGCAAGAAAGTAAAGCGACCTTTCAGCGAGCAAGAAAGGGAAACGGTTTCCATTTCGTTGACTGCGGTCTGTGGGATCTCGTTAAACGAGAGTACGCCAGCCCATGCGCGGATCTCTTTTGCTTTCGGAACGTACATGCGCAATGCTTTAACTTCGCCGGATTCATCAGCCTTACGCAACAGCGGATAGATCGGGTTGCCGTATTCGTGCGCGAAAGTATACGTTAGAGAAACAGCGCTCTTGTAGGTCGGTAACTGCTGCTCCTGGTCGTCGGACAAGCACTGATAAGTGTAATACTGTTGCTCGCCTCCGTCCTGCGCCAGATCCTGGACGCATGGGATCTCAGTCCACGCGCTGATTTTAGCGATTGACGCGGTAGCGCCAGCTGGAAACACGTTTTGATCTGTGGTGTCGATTCCCTCAGCGGTAATGCTTGCGTTGTCGCTAACCTCTTTCACTCGCAGAACGCGATCAAGCAATTTACCCCAGGAGGAAACAGTTACAATGAAAATATCACCTTTAGCAAGGCCGGAAGTATCCGCAATGCTCATTACTGGATTTTCAGCATTGGTGATCGCTGTTACTTGCTTTTCCGCCTCGCGGGTGCTTTCAATAAAAATCTGTGAACCGTTTGGAAGGTGCATTTTTAGATCCTCTTTTCTTCAACTCTAACACTGAAACGAACCGGAACAAGCCAGCCTGTTTCACTTTTCTGAACGGGTCGAACTTCTCCGCCCTCATATATATAACCATGCTCAAGCATTTTACCATCTTCAAAGAAATCAGCAATATTTTTTGCCAGCCTCCGCGCCTTGTCGGTTCCAGCGCCAGGGGCAAAAATGATGTTTACTTGAACAAGGCCGATGTAGGATCGGCACTTTCGATCAAGAGATAAATAATCGCTGCTCACTTCTTTATAGTGAAAAGCCAACCACGGCGAGCCGTCATTAGGTGGCACAAACTCAACGTTTTCATATGCGATCTTGAATGTGTTTTCGTATTCCTCAGCAAGCGCCTTACGCGCCGCGAGCATTAATTCATAGTGCATTTTTAGCCCTCGACTCTTTTATTGCTTCCGCCATGAATGATCGCAACCTTATTGCAACGATACCGACAACACCAGCGGGAGCCTGTTTAGAATGACCATACTCAAGCGCATTAGCGTAAATGAGCATGTTTGAAAAGTGGATTGACCTAACCGCGCCGCCGCCGCGCATGATTGCATAAATGGCTCGCTTGCCCTCTGCAATAGTCTGTTGCCCGTCTTTGTCGTACTGGTTGAGCGCGTACAATGGCGGCTTGTTGGCTGTTACTTGCCAGTTGCCTTTAAATCGTCCTGTATCAACTGGCGAGCCGTTTACTAGTGCCTCTTGTACCTTTCCTGCGAATATCTCAATGCAATCAGTCAGGCCGCTATCAACCGCATTAATCCACTTATCTATGTTGCCATGAAATTGACGGATCGAATAGTTAGCCATGAACCGAAATCCTCCGCATAATCGGACGGTAGGCAACTGTCGTGCTGGTTTGCCTGATTGGTCGTGCTTCAACTATCACGTAGCGCTCGCCGTCAATATCGATCTGGTATCCGTTTTTTATTTCAACAGCATTGTTGAATACCCCCAATTTATCAGTAACGCGGATTGTTTCGCCGTCAACCTCTCGCGTGCGAGGCGAACGCACAAGACCTTTAATCTCAGTTGAAACTTCCGGCTTTTCCACCTCAACGCCGCCAACGATATCAACGCCGCCCTGTTGAATAATCAGCTTAAACACGCCATCTTTATCACTGAAAAATGCGATCCCAGCCGTAGCCATTCGCGCAATACTTGAGTAATCCATTAACAAACCCTCCGGCGACGTAAACCAGACACAAGGCCAAAGCCGCCGCCTTTCTTCCGGTTTAATGTTTCATACATTTTGCCCCACGGTGTTTGTCGGATTTCTTTGCCGGATGAATCAGCGGAAACGCGATCAAACGTCTGTGAAAATTCACCACTCAGGGAAAATGACGCAACTCGACGGGAATATGAATCCACGCTCTCACCTTCCTGTTTCATAGCGCCGTCAAGCGTCATAAGGTGCAACGTATAGAGCGCA